GGCGGCCGAACCGCCGCCGTACAGACCCGGCACACCGCCGATGATCGGGCTACAAAGCCCGACCGACACCGTCGAGGCATCGACGTACGACAGCTCGGGGGCCCGGATCCAACCGGGGGCGAAGCCGGGGAAGCCGCCCATCTGGCTGGCCGTCAGGCTCCGGAGCGTCCCATCGCGGTTGAGCGGAATGCCGTCGCCGCCGATCTGGAAGTCGGTCCCGCTGGCGTCGGTCGAGATGGTGCCGATCCAGAGCGCCTGGTCGGTGCTGACCAACAGGGCGTCGAACCCGAGACCGAATAACGGCCGGTACTGGAGCGCCGCACTCGGCCGGCCCTCCGGCGTGGGCGCGATGGTCGATAGGACGAAGACCACCTGGCTGGTGACCGCCTTCCCGACCGGAGCCAACGGCCCCTGCCCGATCGTCACCGCATAAACGGAGTACTCGGTCGAGGCCGTCAGCGCACCCGCGCCCGAAGGCAGGATCGAGATCCCGGAGAACGTCTGGTTGAGCTGGTGGTCCACCCGGGCGCCGTCGGCGAACCCAAGGCCACTCCCGATCGTCACGCTCGAAAGCGAATTCAACGAGACGTCGACCAGCATCCCCCAGTCGCGCCCATGCGAGCGACTGAGCGGCGAAGGGTTGAAACGGAACCGGCCGTCGATGATGGTGTTGGGATCGACCAACACGCTGGCGGCCGGCTGATAGACGTACCAGAGCGGAATCGACCCCGCCGGGCCGGCCGGGAGCGTCGGGTTGGCGGCCGGCGTCCCGGCCACGCTCGCGAGCGTGAGGGTTGGCCGCGAAGACTTGAAGATGGGGGTCGGCGTCACGACCCGGCTCGGAAGCGTCAGAACGTTTCGGATCGTCGAATCGTCGAGCGTCTGGGTGATGGTCGCGTAGACGAGCGACACCAACGGGAGCGCGCCGTCGCTGGCCGGCAGCGCGACCGACAGATCGTCGTCGAGCCGGCCAACCAGGTATTGGGAAGCGTCATTCCCGGGTGCCGAAGGATCGAATTGAACGATCGTGCCGGCCGACACCAGCAGCGCCAGCCCGACGCCCGGGTTGCCGTCCAGACCCTTCGTCACGCACGCCCGAGGACCGGGCGATAGATCGATGCCGCTCTCGATGTCGGCCGCCAGGTCCTGGACGGCCTTGCCGGCCAGGCCGCCCAGTCGGTTCAGGTCCGACGACAGGACCTCCTCTAGAGTGTTCCATTGGACGCTGTCGGGGAAGGTCACGTCCCCGGATCTATCACCCCGGGCCCCAGCCCGGGTAGGCTCACGGGTCGGAGAACGTCACGTCCTCGACGTAGCCGATCTGCCAAAGGTCCAAATTGAAGGCCGCTCCCGTGCCCGAGAGGGCCAACCGGTCGACCCGGAACCGCTGATTGGCGGTGTTGAGCGCCACCGGGCCGGTCCAATACTGGTGGTCGATCGCCGCTCCGCCGCCCACCACCCCGACCGTCAGGATCGGCGCATAGGCGGCTACCGTCAGGGCGTCCTCGTGGAAAACGTAGAGCTGACTATCCCCCTGGTCGCCCGTCACCGATAGGCGGGAATCAACCGTCACGAGCGCGTACTTGGCCGTCGGGGGCGCGATGGCGGTCACGTCCGTGAAGGCAGGCGTGACGGCGATGTCGGCGTTCACCAACCGGAAGGCGGCATTGTTCCGGCTCTGGAACAACACCTGATGGCCCGACCGAAAGAACGGCTCGATGTCGCTGGCCGCGTTGTTGAAGAAGCTACCGACAAAGCAGTAGTCGCCGACCCCGAATCCGGCCTCAGGGGTGGGCTTGTAACCCAAACCGTTCGGCGCCTCGGTTGAGATCCGGGCCACGATCTGTCGCTGGGCCGTTCGGGGCGCCGCCACTCCGGCGAACGGCCGGGCAAGGCGGACATAGCAATAGTACCAGGTCGAGGGACTTTCGACGTCGCCCGACACCAGGTTTGTCGTGATGTCGAACGTCAGCGCCAACCCGACGACGATCGGCTGGCCGTTGATGATCGGCTGGACACCGGCCGGGGCCCGCACTTGGGTGGCCGACACGTAGCTCAAGCTCGGGTTCCGGCCCTGAGTGTTGAAGGCGGGGAACCGGCCGTCCGCCGCCACGGCCGCCATCTGGACCCGACCGCCCCGGTCGAGCGCGAGGCCGTTTCCGAAGGGCTGGACCGTGTTGGCGACCGTGTCGTCCGTCAGGACCGTTCCGACGTAGGCCGCCCGAGTGGTGGTGAACCGGACGTTCGTGAGCCCCAGGCTCAGCAGCGGGTAGTAGGCGACGCCCGAAACCGGGGGCGTGCCGGTGTTGGCCGGTTGGTTGGCCCCCTCACCGTTCCGCGCCACCGGCACGAGCCCGCTCGTCTCCGACTTGCCGACCGGCACCCCGTTCCCCCGCGGCACCACATAGACGTCGATCTGGATCAGGGCCGCCGGGGGGTTCGGGTCGCCGGCCTGGAGGATCTGCGTCAGGTTGTAGTCGATCGCCGAGTTGCAGATCGCCAACCCACCGCCGTTCACGTTCGCCACGCCGGGCAACAGCCGGATGGTGGCGAACGAAAGCGAGTCGGTCCCGAGCGTCATCAGCCCCATCCGGTACGACCCGGGCGTCGTCACGCTGGCGCCCTGCTCGTACTGCCGGGCGTCCATCAGGTGGCCGTCGAGGATGGCCGCCGCCGCCGCCGGGACATAGACATACCAAAGCGCCACCCGGCCGGCCGGCAATGCCGGGAAGGCGGGCGTCGCACCCGCCACGCCGGTCGCGACCGTCAGGCTCATCGAGGGACTGCGGAGTTTGTTGGTCGCCGTCGGCGTCACGACCCGGGTCGTGACGTTGATGAAGTTGCGGACCTGAAGGTCTCCGTCCAGGTCGGCCTCGGCCGCGTGAATGAGATCGATCCGTGGCTGACCCGGGTCGGACGCCGTCAGCGGGACGTTGGTCGTCGCCGCCAGGCGGGCCAGCTGATACCGGCTTTCGTCGGCCCCGATCGTGACCGTGTTGTCGAACCGACAAAGCTCACCCGCCTGAATGTCGACCGACAGCCCGGCCCCCGGGACCGCCAGTAGGCCCTCGCGGACGAAGGAGATCGTGTTGACCGACAGGTTGACGCCGTTCACGGCCCCGATCTGGTTGTCCTGGGCAGCCTTTCCGGCAAGCCGGCCCGTCCGGTTGGCGTCCGACACCACGATGCCTTCGAGGGCGGTGAAGAGTACTCGCTGTGGTTCTGACATCGGATCCCTTTCCTAGCCGTAGCTGGCCCAGATCTCCAAGTACAGCTCCGAAACCCGGAGCTGGTCGGTCGCCCCAACGGCCGCCACGTTGGCGATCCCGAACCCCAACAGGCCCGAGACCTGCGCTGGCGTCCAGGCGGCTGCCGTTACGGGGTTCTGCTCCAAGACCGTCACGACCTCTCGGTAGGTCTCGAAATTGATCGTCTGCGCGACACCGACCCGGATGGCGGCACCCGCCCCGGTGGGGCGAAGAAGGAACCGGACCTGCGGGTCGGTCCCGACCGCACTCCCGGCCCGGCGGACCCGGGCCCGCAACACCACCCGGATGACCGAGTCGGGTGCGGGTGGATCCACTTGGCGCTCGAAGTAGAGATCGCTCACCGACAGGCCAGCATTGCCGGCCCCGGTCCCGGTCCGGACGTAGGTCTCGTCGGCGTCGAAGGTCGCCAGGGCGGCCGTGATGGCGGCGTCGGTGACGACCCCGTCCTGATCGACCCAAGTCCCGACCTGGCTCAGGCCGCCCTCCTCCGGGTGCTTGAGGAGCGCCACCGGCCGGCCCAGCCAAATCCGAAACGGCACACCGCCGGGGCGACGTCGATCCAGCTCGTCCGCCAGGGCGGCGATTGGGGCCGTGATGGCGTTCCCCACCGACACGTTCCAATAACCCATCAGGGTGTCGTCGAAGAACGAACCGATGTCGCCCTCGGCCAGATCGAAGAACTGCCGGGCTTCTTCAGGATCGACCGGGGTAGGGAGGAAGACGTCGAAGAAGGCGATGAAGTCGACCGCCGAGCGGGCGACGTCCGTCACCGGATCGTCCACGAACGCCAGCGCGTCGGCGTAAAGGTACTCCCGACCGTCGAGCCCGAGCTGACTCGGCTGAGCACCGTCCCGGAACGGCTCGACCAACGCCACCTGGCCGTGCCGGGCAATCAAGTCGGCGATGCCGGTCGTGGCCGGATAGCCGTCGAGTACCTGGTAGATGGTCCGCGCGAGCGCGCCAGGCGCCACCATGTCGGCCAAGAAAACGAGTCGGTTCCGATAGGTATCGTCCGGCTCGAATGGCGCCCTCGGGTAGCCGCGCTCGTCGCCGAGATCGTCGAGGAACGGCGTCGTGCCGTCGACCGCCGGATCCGGGCCGGCGACGATGATGAGGTTCGGATCCGGGAGTTCGTCGACCACCTGATAGGTGAGCGGCTCGAAGCTGTTCAGGAAGTAGCCGCTTCGCTGCGTCCAGATCGGAACGTCGACCGTCTGGGTGCCACCGCTGGCGGGAATCAGGTAGGGCGCGACCGGCACCCAGATGGCGCCCCGATCGTCTTGGAACTGCTGGTCGACTTCGATCGTCACGTCGGCGCCGGAAGGGCGCTGAAGGCGGACGACCGACGTCGCCGGAGCGGCGCCGGGAGCCGACAAGATGTAGGGCCCCACCGAGAAGTCGATGTCGTACGCCTCTTGGATCCGCAGCATGACGGCGATAAAGCCCTCGAAGACCGACAGCGAACTCGGGTCGGAAAGGAGCTGCTCGATCCAATGAGGCTCGAAATTGCGCCGCAACAGCGCGATCAGATCGTCCCGGGTCAGCGGGGTGGGGGGCCCGAACATCGCCATCCGCTAGTCCTCGCTCATGTGAAATCGATCAGATCCGAGCGGGTCCGGAACGTCTCGGCCGTGGAGGACGGGATCAACGTGCCGGTCGGCTCCACCAGCGCGTCCTCATCGATCAACACCCCGGCGACCGACTGAGCGGCGGCGATGATGGTCGACCGGTAGAGAACCTGCCCGGGTCGCTGGTTGTTCAGCGCCGCCACGATCGCCGCCCGAACGGCCGCCGCCGCCTGGACGGTGTCGAGCACGATCGAACTGTCGAAGCTGAGCAACAGCCGGATCGGCACGAAGACCGGCACGCCCGCCACGACGAACACCGGGATGCCGGCCGCCCGGTAGTTCACCAGCGACAGCAGCCCGACGGCCGCCAATGTCGCATTGGCCCGCCCGAGATCGTCGAGGATGAAGGCCTGGACGGCCGCCGCCGGTGAGCCGTTCGGATTCGTGACTTCGATCGCGGTCGCGGTCGCGATGCCGGGCGTTGAGATCAGGCCGAACTCGATGGCGGCGAGCGTCCCCTTCTGAACCGACTCGAAGAACTGCGCCGACCGGGCCCGGTACTGGTCGTCCGTCTCCTCATCGGCACCTCCGGCGGCCGAGTCGGCGTTGGTGATCGTGATGGTGGTGTCGAACGGGGTGTCGCCGAAGCTCCAAAGTTGGCCGGCGTCGACCGTCTGGGCCGTTCCGGCCAGCTCGGCCTCGGCCGTCACCATGATGGGCCCGAGATCGGTCGGCCCAAAGACGGCGTCCTGCGACAGGATGTAGACGATCCCCCGGTTGGTCACCACCCGGGTCGGGGTTGGCGACGACCCGGCCGGGCCACCCTCCACCGTCCCGCCACCCGCCGCGAAGGTGGGACGCTGGAGCGACAGCTGGATGACCGCCTTGGCGGCCGGCTTCCGGGGGAGCCGCTTCCGATCGAAGATGATGCGGTCCAGTTGGCTCTTGACCGCCGTCGACTCGAAGCAGCCCTGGAGCGCCCGGGCCGCTCGGGTGACCATCTGCTCGCCCGTCAGCGCGACACCGGCCGCCACTAGGTTGATGTCGGATCCGGCTCGGTCGACCTCGAGCGCGGAGATCCGAGTCCCGGGGGTCCCGATGACGCCGGCCCTGAACCGGCGAAACAGCTCTTGCCTGGACGGTAGATCGGCCACGACGGCACTGTAGGGCTACGGCCGGCCGATGGTCCAGGTCAGCTCGTCACAACCGGACCGTCGTCGGGGATCTCAAGATTGATCCCCAGCGGCAGACCCTCGACCGTCTTGGCGTCGATGCGGATCACCAACACACCGGGAGCCGGGGCGGTCGCCGAAACCTTCACGGCCACGATCTCGGACTCCTCCAAAACCTGCGTCCGGATCTGACGTTCGACCTCCCGAAGGTTGGTCGTCCGGCGAAGCTCCTTCACCCGGAGACCGGCCCCGTAGGTCGGCAGGTGGTAGAAGCCGCCCGGGCTCGACATCATCCGGCGAAGGATCCGTTTCTTGAGCGCGCTCAGGCCACCGTGGATCGCCAGGTCGCCACCCGAGTCGAGCTGCCAGGCCGCCTGGAAGGTCTCGTAGAAGATGTCGATCCCGGGCGTGACGGCGTTCGGGGTCTCACGTGGGCGCGCCCGGGGGCGCATGTCACCGTTCGCCGAGCCTCGATCGAGCGGTGGGGCCGCCATCGTCAACAACCGGTTGGCGGTCGTTATGGCGCTGCTGGCCACCACCAGGTAGACGGACGCCAGAAGAACCCGCCGATCCACCCGGAGATCGATCGACCACGCCTCCGGATTGGTCACCAAGACGGCCGGCTGGGCCTGGGGATTCTCGACCGCCTCCACGACCGGAGCGCCCCCCGGCCCGGACGTCAGCGAGATCGCCCAATTCAACCGGTTCAGCGCGTCGTCGGGCGCCAGCGGGCTGATGTGCTTGGGCTCCTGGGTGAGGAAGACCCGGAGCGTATTGCTGTTCAGAGCTGTGACGAAGATGACCTCAAACGGGAGAACGAACGGACTGAAGACGAACCCCGACGAGGCCGGAAGGGTCGCCGGTGGGGGACTCAACAGCGCCGAAACGGCCGGCGGAAGAATGTAGTACGAGGCCGGCACGCGCGCCCTAGCCTACGCGGAGCAGCACCGGGAGGAGAAGGAAGGAGACGATCACAATCACCCGGGAGAGCAGCGGAGCCGGAAGCGTGGCCGGTGGTGGCGTCAGAAGCGCCGCAACGGCCGGGGGTTGGATGTAGTAGGCGGCCGGCATAGGAACCTCAATTCATCGGTAGTTGGGCGAAGATCGTCGGGAGCGCCAGCGCTCCGATGCTGACCAGGCGGATCGGGTCCGCGTCCCCGGTGTCGGTCGACTCTAGCGGCAAGTTGTTGGGGCAGCCCCACACGTCCACCACGTAGCCGCCCCAAAGACCGCCAAGTGTTGAGTTGCCGTAATCGATGAACTGAACGGGGGTAAAGCACGTCTCCCCCGCTTCGTCGACGCCGCTTGTCCAAAGCACGGCGAATTCCAGGGCTGGCGACCAAAGCTGCGATGAAGTTGCCGCTTCGCCGTCGTGGTGCAACGCCGCGAACGACCCCGCGACACCCACAGTCACGTTCGTGATCGCAGAAGCAGCCGAGGCCGTCAGGTTCACCAAGAACCCGGTCAGTGCGCCCAGCGAACCGGTGTCGATGGCGGTCGTAGGAGCGAGGAAAGCCGTCAGCATCCGCATCTGAGCCACCCCGTTTGGCTTCACCCCCACCACGACGTCACCCGCCGTCGTGGTCCAAACGTGATAGCTGGACGCGGTCAGAACCGCGTGGGGGATGATGTTCGGCGTCGTGATGCTCCGTTCAACTTGCGTCGCCACCGGAACGTTCTGGAGCGGGACCGTCGGGTGGAGCGTGTAGGGGCCGCGACTCACCCGCATGATGCTCAGTTGGGGGACCGTGCTGACGTTCGTCACGTTGGTCGCGACCAAGACCCGCATCGTCCCGCCGCCTCGGATGAAATTCGCCGGAGCGGCCATGACGAAATAGCTGATCGGCTGAGTCACGTTCAAGCCGATCACCACCGCCGCCGCGTTCGGAAGATTGTCGGCCGCGCTGGCGACCAGTCCGTTGCAGGTCCACTCCCGCGTCCAACCGGCATCGACGAACGCGCGATAGAGCCCGAAGAAGACCTCACGGTACTGAACCCGCTGGTCGGCTCCGCTCATCGCGTTGTTCAACGTGGAGGTCCAGGTTTTCGCTGTAGCGACCATTAGAAGAGGTACCCGTATTCGTTGATCTGTAGGTCAGCCGAGTTGGTCGGAAGCATCAGAGTATTCAGATTCACGTAGCGCTTCTGGTCCGCACCTTCGTTATCGCGAACCTCACCAAAGAAGGTCGCGGGAGTTCCTCGTGGGAGCATCAGGACGTCCAACATGACGCCCAAGTATCGAGCATCTGCACCAGAAGCTGACCGACCGAGAAAGATCGGAGACCCAGGCGTCGTGCTCTCGGCGGCCTCGCGCGCGTTCCCTGTCGGTAGAGCGGTCGCAATGGTGTGGAGAAGAGTTCCCGTTCCAGTCATCGCGGTGCCGTCCGACCGCCAGCCCTGCCAGCTCGCCAAAAAGAGACTGTAAGTAAGCGCGGAGGTGGCAGAGACAGTGAGCTTGAACATCGCCCGAACGGCACCGCGACCGCCGTCCGCGAACCCGCCATCCGAACGGAAGACGAGAAAATTAGTGAAGCCCGAATTGCCGCGGTTCTTGGTTCCGAACCAAACGTCGCCGTCCGCCGTCCACCAAGCCGACCAGGCGCCCAACGCGGGTTCGGCGTAGCTGAGAATCGTGTTCGGAGTGGAGGTCTGTGCACCGGTCGGGGCGGTAGGGAACGCGGTCGTCGAACCGCCCGTGTAGGCGGAAGTCGCCGCCTGAACGCTGATGACGGTCGGCGACGACGAGGCGTTGGAGTTGAAGGCGCCGATCAGGGCGTAGATGGGCGTCGAACACCAACCGGCCGGACTCTGCACGACGAACCAACTCCGGACCTGCGCACCGTTTCCCCAGATGATGTTGGCCCGGGTGAGGATCAGGTTGCTGGCGTCGACCGAGACCGAATCACACGAAAGCGTCACCGTCCAGCCGGCCGAGAGGAAGGTTTGGAGGATGGCGAAGATGGCCTCCTGGTATTGGTCGGCGAAGTAGGCCGAGCTGAACTCGTTGTTGATGTCGTTGAACCAGGTCTTGACGGTGGCGACCATTAGAGCAACCTCGCACTGCACGGCATCCAGAGGCAGCCGATGTTGACCAGCCGAAACGGGTCGGTGTCGCCGTCGATCAGCAAGTTGAACGGCGCGTTGTTGGGGGACCCGCGGACATCGAGCAACTCTCCAAACTGCCTGTCCGCCGAGACCGAGCCCGTGTTGGTGTACGCCTCGATCGGCGCGTCGGGAACGCGCCCGACGTCATTCGCCCCCAGCGCCCAGGCAGTCAGGATACTGACCGTAGACGCGAATCCGCTGGTGGTGGACGAAGGAATTCCGCCGTCGGCCAATGAGCAACGTAGGAACGCGGCCTGGAGGCTGGCCCACGTGATCTGGTTAGTGCTGATCGTCGCCCCTACCGTCAAACCGAATTTCCCGCGGTATTGACCGAACCCGCCGTCCTGGTCCGCGTAGAAGCTCGACGAATGGCTGCACGCCAGCATGGAGACCGCCGCCACACCGTCGCCCTTCAAGGCGAACCAAACGTCTCCGTCCGCCGTCCACCAGGCGTTCCAACGCGCGCGGGCAGGCGCCGCCCACGAAAGGAAGTTAGTGCCGTTCCTCGTCCACTGCGTATTGCCGGAATTCAACGTGGTCGGGAACGTGGTCGTCGAGCCACCCGTCCACGGGATAGTGGAGCCGCGTTGGGTCCAGGTTCGTGGCGTCGTCGAGGTGTTGACGTTCTCCAGCCCCACCAACATGTAGTGGTAGAGACCCGCACCAACCGCCCACCCGGCCGGACTCCGGAGGACGATCCACGCGCGAGGCTGGGCCGCGTTTCCGTAGAGGAGAATCGCCGCGCTGGTCCACTGGTTGGTGGCGTCCGGCGCGTTGGTCCCGTCGGTCGAAAGTTCGACCGTCCAGCCGGCCGCCAGGTGGGCGCCGACGAACGCGAAGATGGCCTCGCGATACTGGACCCGCTGATCGAGCTGGTCGCTGAACAGATTATTTAGGTCGTCCGACCAGACTTTCGCCAGCGCGACCATGCCGGTCGTTTGTAGCCCGGGCCGGGCCGTCGAGTCGAGGGCCGGCTGAGAACGCGCGTTCTCGTCAGACGACTTCGACCTCGAGCAACTCCGAAATCTTAATGTCCGTCTCCCCCAGCTGGCCGGCGATTGCGCTGATGCCGCTGAAGGGAGTCGGGCCGCCGGTCGGTTCGTTGGCGACGCTAAACAGGAATGACCCTACGTTGAGCCGGAGGGCGGCCGGGATCTGGACCAGTAGTTGCCGGCTCGACATCTGCTGAATCGCCGAGGCGTCGATCTGGGCCGTGTTCCAGAACACCTTCGAGGCCGCGTCGAACCCTCCTCCGATGAGCGTCACGGTCGCCGGGGGATCGTTGACCGAGGCCGCCTGCGGGATGGAGATCAGCGGCGTCACACCGTCGGCCTCGGTAGCGCTCAGCAGAACCGGCTGGAGCGGCACCGCCCCCTCGTCGTCGTCGCTGGTGTCGAGCGGGCAGGTGAAGATCAGGCTCGGGGGTGCGAGCCCGAGCGGGGTGCCGATGAGCCGCACCACCTCGATGGCGGTTTGGAGCACCCCCTGGACGGTCGCCAACACGGAGATGACGTCGCCCAGGACGTTGATGTTCGACGGGTCAGGGATCTGGAGCTGCTTCGCCAGGGTCTTGAGCCCCTTCTCGTCCTTCGGATCGGCCAAGATCAGCAACGCTCGGGCGAAGCAGAGCAGCCGGGCGACCGGACCGAAGGCGGCCGATGCGGTGTCGATCTTCACCTCGACCGACGCTTGAGCGCAGTCGATCTGGACCTGAAGCTGGGCCCGGAGCTGCTCGTCGTCGACTTCGTTTAGCTGGCTCGCCAGATCGGCGAGCGCGTTCAGCTCGGCCTGGATAGAGGTCAGCACCGTCACCAGACAATCGAGCTGGGTCGAGCAAAGCCGCAGGATGTCGAGCGCCATCCCGATCGCCCGGACGAGCCCCTGGGGGAGCGGCGGCACGAGCGCCAGGACCTTGTTGACCTTCCCGGTTAGGTTCAGGACGGCAACGATCAGGTCGGCGAACTTCAGCGGGTTGCTCAGGCACTCGGTGATCAACTGCGCGATGGCGGCCGTCTGGGCCACCAGATCGATCACGTCGAAGAGCGGCTGGAAGACGGCCAGCATCCCCTGCACGTTGCCCATCAGATCGAGCGACAGGCCGCAGCTACCCGGCGGCCCCTGGTTGGGGTTGATCTGGGCCTGCATGTCGAAGCCGCCCATCAGCCGCAGCAGCCCGGTCCCGTCCGGTGGAAGCTCGAACGTCTTGCAGAACGTATCGATGTCGGGTGCGTCGTTCAGCTCGATCGCCATCTAGATTCCTTCGGGGCCGGGCCCCACCGACCGGCCGTTGATCGTCACTCCGCCGGCTGCCGTCAGGTTGATCGTCGGGGCCCGGATCTCGAACGGAACGTTCAGGACGAACAGCACCCGCTCGTTGGCCCAGTCGGCCGGCAGCCGGGCCGTCTGGTTGCTCTGGAGCGCCACGATGGCGGAACCGGCGTGGCGGATATTGCCGTCCGGGAACGCCACCAAAACCTCATCGCCCGGGCGGAGCGGGACCAGCATCGCGCCGAACCGCCCCACCGCGATGCCGTTGTAGCGGACGTTCACGACCTCGCCGGTGCTCTCGATCCGGACCGAGACGATCGCGCCATTCCGCTCAACCGCCACCGCCTCACTCGAGCGAGGCCCCCCGGCGGGCGCGACCGTGCTGAACTGACCGTTGTCGTCGACGATCCCCACCGTCGCACTGACGACCCATGGCCGGGGGTCCATCCCGGGCGACGCTAGACCGCGCCCGATCCGCTGCATGTCGATGCCGGCAGTCGCGGTCCGGCGCCGGGTCGTTCGTCCTCGTCCGGCCATCAGCCAACTCCCTCGATCAGGCTACCCCGAGAACCACCCACCGATCGATCGGCATCCGCTCGGTCGATCCGAACCTGGATGTAGGTCTTGGCGTCGATCGTGATCGTGAACCCGTCCTCGACCGACCAGCTGTAGGTCGCCCCCACGACCCGAAACTCGGACGGCAGGTTGGCGATCTGGAGCAGGCGGGCCAGCTGGCGGGCGTCCGGCTCCGACCACCCCTGGGCGACCAGGAACTCGATCGCGTTCGTCAGCTCCGGCTTGGATCCGACCGCGTCTGCCGCCTGGCGGGACCGGGCCACCATCCGGTTCAGCTCGCTCAGGCTGTAGAGCCGGCTCGTCTGCGCGACCGAATCGCCCACCGAAATCTTGATCGGGTCGGCGAACCGAAGCCCCAAAAGGTCCGGGTCCTCGTTGGGGTCGTGGCCCGGGGCGTCGCTGAAGCTCGACAGATCGGACGTCTCCATGCTGAGCGAGATCTCCTGGCGGGCGATGTCCTCGTAGACCTGCTCGGCGATGCGCCGGAGGGCCGTCCGGTCGATAATGCCGGGGAGCTGGACCGGGAAGATCTTGTCCTCCGCCACCTCGCCGGTCGGATCCACCTGGTTGGCGACCGGCGTTCGGGGGAACCTTTCGACCAAGCGTCGCCGGTCCGACAACGGAGCGTCCGGGTCGTAACCCACCACCTCGACCGTCGGGGTCTTGATCTTGCCGAACTTCCGACTGAACGCCAGCGTGCTCAGGTTGTAGCCGTACACCATCTCCCGCACCGTCCGGGTGTCGCCCACCTGCTGACGGTAGGGAGCGGGAAAGCTCGGCGTGGTGCCGAGCTGGTTGACCTCCGCCACAGGCGACCGCCGATAGACGATCCGGGGATCGTAGAGCACCAGCTGGTCACGCTCGATGGAGGGCCGCAGCTCGTGGCTGACGCACAGGTCGGTGATCAGGTCCCAGTAGTTGAGCGACGTCGCACCCGACTGCTTGGGCAGCGACGGGACGAAGGTCGCGACCGGCGTCTGGCCGGTCTTGTTGACCCGGTGTAGCTCCTTCGGGCTGAAGGCCAACCGCGGGTAGCGCTTCACATCGAGCGCGACCGGTCGGCCCGACAGGGTCCGGAGGATTGGACCCCGCAACAGCTGGCCGGTCGGAGTGGTGTCGAGGATGTTGCGGACCAGCTCCGCCACGCTGCTGCCCCCCTTCACCTTCACCTGAAGGTCGGTCGGCACGTCGGCGTCGATCAAAAGCTGCGTCAGGTCCCGGCCCTTGATCAACAGCGTGTCGCCGTCGGCCGAGTGGCCGTCCTGGATCTCGTCCGCCAGGCCGATGAACCGAAGGTTGGATCCGATGGCCGGGACGAGCGACTGCCGGGTTCGGCCGTCGATCCCCACCCCGAAGTCGGTCGCCGTCACGGTGCCTTCGTAGTGAAGGATCAGGATCGCCCGCACCAGCCGGGCGTCGAACGGGAACGCCTTCCAGTCCAGCTCAATCTCCAGCTCGTCCGCCAGCCGGGCCGAGTTGAGCTTCCGGGTGGACCGCTGGGGGATCACGTCCAGGTAGCGCGACAAACCGTCCCGCCGGGGCACGCGCGCGACCGAGAAGGCGATGTTCCGGTTCGCCTCCGTGATGGCCGCCCGGGCGACGTCCTTCGGCACCACCTGCAACCCCTGCGAGGCCGACTGACCCAGCAGGATCGACTGACGGTCGCGGAGTCGCTGGGCCCACTGGGGGTTCGGCGTCAGCTCGTCCCGGATCTCCTGAACCGAGTAGTCGTCGGCCGTCCCGGGGTCGAACCGGACCAACAGGATCGTCCGAGTCGAAGCGAAGTAGCGCCGCTTCACCAACCCGGGGATCTCAACCCTGACCGAACTCACGCCCCCACCCGCGGGTCGTCGCTCTCGGGGAGCGACAGCGGGATCAGGATCTCATCGATGTCGTCCGGGATCCGGCTGTCGTCCAGGCCGTTGCGCTCGGCAATCCGGAACCACAGATCGGCGTTGCCGTAGTAGTCGATCGCCAGGTCGCGGAGATCCATCCCGACGACGGCCGGAACCCGCACATAGGCGGCCGGCCGGGCCTGGTTCTCGAACCGAACCCGAGCGCTGAACTGCTCCTCCATAGCCTCGATCGCATGGTCGGAAAGATCGAACCGCGCCACCGCCTCGTTGAGGATCGCCGCTAGGTCGTCCGACACCACAACGGCGGCCGGGAAGATGTCGGTCGCGACCCGACTGACCTCGCCCAGCTGGTAGACGGCCGCCGCCGCTGTCGTCGCCGCGCCGTTGACCGCCTGGGGCGTCAGGTCGATGTCGTCCACCATCGAGGCCGCTATCGTCGCCTCCTGGGTGACCGACTGGTTGACCTGGGTCAGCAGGTCCTCGAGCGCCCGCTTGTCGGGCTGGAACCCTGCGTTGACGAGCCCGACGAAGCTCCCGACCGACTCGACGAAGGCCTCGATCGAAGCCGCCACCTCGGCCCCCCGGGTTGCGGCGCTCACCAGGTCGTCACGCGCGTTGGCGCGCTGCCCCTGCACGCGAGGCGGCGTCCGATCGTCCCCCTCCGAGACGGGGTCGAACGTGAGCGACCAGGTGATGTCGGTCAGGCCACCGACCGGATCGCCCGGCACCCACTTGAAGTCGCCGATCGTCCCGACGAGCGTGCGGGTCTCCCAGTCGATCCGGACCTGGGCCCCCGAGTCGGTGATGGCCTCGAAGGTCTCGACGAGATCGATCGGCACGTCGGTCCCGAGGTAGCGCTCCGGCCAGTAGCCGTTGATCTTGGTCGGCTCCAGCTTGGGGCCGATGATCTGCTGAAGGCCGACCTTGCTGCCCGGGTACCAGACGGTGCGCTTGCGCATCTGCCGGCCGAACGAGATCTCACCCCCGTCGCCCCCGCGGAACGGCGCCGACCAGCCGTTGAGCGGCACCACGAACCCGGCCAACGGGCCCTCCAGAACGGTGAAGACGAAGTCGGTCGGGTCCGAACGAGCCATGCGTCACCCCCCAGGCCCGAGCGCCGTCAACCGACCGGCGATCTGACTCTGAATCGAATTCTCGCCCAGGCGCTCTAGGCCGTCGACGAACTCGGCCAACACCCGATCGGGGTCTTGGTCGCGGAAGTCCTGTTTGATGTTGACGTTTTCGACGTTGATCAGCGGTCGCTTCTCACCGAACAGCTTCTTCAGAACCGTCTCGACCTCGCCCTTGGACTTGCCCATCTTCCGACGCTTCCCAGACTCGGTCGTCGGGTCCATGCCGAAGAGGTCCTGCCGCATCTCGATGTCGCGCTCGATGTCGCGGTTGGTCTTCTTAAACTTCTCGGCGCCGTTCTGGGCCCAGTCCTTCAGCTGCCCGAGGACCGGAACCTTGTCGGTCAACCAGGCCGGCAACGCCAACCCGGCCATCTTCGAGAAGCCGTCAAACACCGGTTCCCAGAACTCGCGCATCTTCAGGACGATCGAATCGACCAGCGTCTTGGTCTTCCGAAAGCCACCCTCCGGCGAATTCCAATCCTTCACCGCCTGAACGACCACCTTGGCGCCGAGACCGATGATCTCCATCGGCTTGACGACCAGGTTTAAAAGGAAGTGACCGACGTCCTGGATCAACCCGCCGATCGTTCGGAAGTAACCCGACCCGGTGAAGAGCGCTTTCCCAAACTCCCAGGCGAGCTTCACCGGCGTCTCGAAGACCCGGCTTACCACCGTCGCGGCATCCCAGACCCCGTCGAGCTTGGCCGAAATGGCCGCCACCGCCTCCTCGCCGTCGCCGAACTGATCGACCACCCACCCGACCGCCTTGCCGAGCTTCTCGATCGGGCCCGCCCCGAGCTTCCGAGCGATGCTGGTGATCAACATCTCGGCCCGGGTGAAAGACTCGCTGGTCCCCTGCGACAGCTTGCTGATCGGCGCACCAACCTTCGCCGCCGCTGCCGTCAGCTTGTTGATCCGGGTCTCGAGCGAGTCGGTCTTCTTCAGCGCCGCCTCGGTCCCGACCACCATGCCGAACGGGTCCTTCGTCTTCTTCCCCGTCAGGATCATCCGGTTGAAGCTGGCCGCCGCCTGCTCGTTGCTGATCTGAAGGACACCGGCCGCGCTGGCGGCAGCGTCGACCGCCTTCGTCAGATCCCAAGCGCTCTTCCCGGCCGCGAAGATGGTGGGCTCCAACGCACCACCCAAGTTGGCGATGCTCTCCACCGTCTGGGCCGTCTTAAAAGCGGTCGCCTCAAACTTGGTGAGCGTCGCCTCGGCACCGGCGGCCGATCGCTCGTAACGGGCAATCGGATCCTCCGACTTCGCCCACTTGGCGGTCCCGATGTAGAGACCCGTCAGGTGGTCGTTCATGTCGTCGAAGGCCGCGTTGGCGTGCCAGCTCTTCCACGCCAACGCCGTCACGGCCGCCGCCGCTGTCGTCACCGCACCGGCGAACGCTCCGGCCGCCAGCTTGCCGAGGTTCAACCCACCGGCCACCTTCTTACCGGCCGCCGGAGTCTTGTGGGCCAGGTCCGCCATCGCCTGCCCGGCCGCGTTCAACCCGTCGGCCATCTTGTGGCTCGACTCGCTGGTGTCGTCCTGGCCGACCTTCGCCAACCCGAGCGCCTTCGCGGCCCACCCGGCGACGCCGCCCAGCTGGGCGAAGGCGTTCTTCGCTTCGTTCTTCCCGGTGACTTCGATCTTCTCGACGATCCGGTGGGTGGTCTCTAGGCCGGCCATGGTTGGGGATCCTAGCAGCTACCAGAGCGAGATGCGCGGCTCCTGGGCTACCAGCTCGACCAGGTACTCGTACAGTAGGTCCAACTCGGTGCTACGCATCCGGCGAAGGACCTCGACGCTTTGATGGCCGTGGCGGGCGACGAAGGCGATCTGACGCCAGATCCGGCGCTCCGTCTCGGTGGGCCCAAAGGAGGGTCGGCCCTCTAGCTCACGACCATTGAGGCCAAAAAATCCTTGTCCTCCTCGTCGGTCGTCTGACTCACCCGGCTGAACGCCAGCATCACCAGCGCCTGAACCTTCGACGACCACTTGCCAAAATAAGCGTCGCCCTCGAACTCGAGGTGGTTCACCAACCGGCCGTCCACCCGGAAGAGGGCCGCCTTGGCACTCTCGTAGCCGATGATGATCCCCTGAACCTTCGGATTCCGTTCGCGCTGCGCCGCCACCCGGGCGGCCTGGATATGATCGTCGGGCGTCAGCTCCCGAAGCGTGAAGGTGGCCGGGTCCCGGGCGGCGTCGCGAACCTTCTCGGGCACCCGGAAGGTGTAGAGCGGGCCCTTGTAGCCGGATTGAAAGTCGGTCGGGCGGGGGGCGCTTTCGAGCGGTCCCGGGGCCTCATGGGCGGCGGCCCCCTCCTGAACGGTCGATCGGCGAACGATCGCCGGTGCGGGCTTGAGGTCTTCTGAATCCATCGGGTACTCCTCCTCGGTCGTTCCGCCAGAGGGCCGGCCGAAGCCGGCTCGGTCACGGGGTTAGGTGGTGATGACGCGGGCGTCCGGGGCCTCGAACGACAGCGGGGTGCCGACGTAGGCGTCCCGGCTGCTGACCTCAACGCTCGAGTCGCCGAACGCCAAACCGCGGATCGCCACCCGAGGACGCTGGCCGTTCGGAAACGACAACGTCACGGCCGCGTTGATGACCGTCTCGTTGACCGGCACGTCGGGGAGCCGCTGCGCCCTGCGCTTGATGGTGTCGAGCAACACCAAAGCGTCCTGGCTCTCCTGGTCGAACCGGAGATTGCCGGCGATGCCGTTGAAGATGTCGTCCTTCCGCATCGTCGTCTCGCCCAAGTAGCCCTTGGACAGGATCGCGAATTGGTAGGTGAAGGTGAAGCTGTCGACCGCCGTGATGGTTCGGAGGATGTTCCGCCCCAGGTTGAGCCGAATCTGAACGTCTTGCCCCTTGAGCCTGTTCTCCGCCATGAGGACCGTTGTAGGGCCCCGACGGCGGCCGGGTCAAGACCAGGCCGCTACAGGATCCCGCTGACCTCGACTTCCGAAATCACCACCGTCGGACCGATGTTGGTCTGGAGGACGATGTCGTCCAGCTCGTCGAGCGTCTGGACGCTGATCAACACCACCCGGATGCCGCTACCCTGGAGCGAAAGGGTGTTGCCCGACTTGGAGTCGAGACTGTAGGCCGAGATCCGCTGAGCGGCCGGGTTGTCCTCCGACAGCAGACCCGCCAGGAAGTCGTCCATCTCGGCCACCAGCGAGTCGTACCGATCGTCGGTCGCCGGCTTCTTGCTGTACGGCAGGCTCACGGCCGCCAGGCTGTCCTGAATGAAGTCCGCCATGTCGCGCCGGCTAATGCGGGTCAGCGATGGGTAGAGCGACGGATCGACGCTCGTTACGCCGCTCATGAACACCCACTCGCTCAGCTGAGGCGACCGGTAGAGGGCGCACACCCCCGAGGCCTGGAACTGCTCGTAGTTGGTGGCCGTAAAGGCGGTCGGCTGCCCGGCCGTCGTCAGGCCGCTCTCCAGCTCCAAGATGGGCAGCAGCAGGCCGCCGCTCACGACGTCCTGGGTCGACTGGCCCGGGTTGTTCTCGGGCGGCAGGATCGACAGCAGGCTGGCCATCCAGGCGTCGGCGCCGACCAAGATCCGGGGCGAGCTGATGACCTCGGACGGGTCCAAAGCAGCGATCTCAGGCAGCAGCTGGCGCGCGTGAGGGTAGCAGTAGAAGTTGCGATCCCCTCGCGTCACCCCAACACCGGGCGCCACCGAGCTGATGGCGCTCGCCGGCAAGGTCCCGATCGGCGGACGGGTGACGGCCCGTCGGCCGTTCCCGACCGCGCTGGCCGCCGCCGCGTTGGCCAGCAGGGCGGTCCGGATCGCGTTGCTCTGCCGGGCCGAAGCGATGACGTAGACGTTCGACGTCACCAGACCACCCGGCAACGAAGCGTCGAGGGCGTTCGTGTAGCGGGTGTCGATCGCTCCGCTGGTCAGGACCGTCAGGGCAGCCGCGTTGGCCGCCGCTCCGTCGACCGCCCCAGTCGAGGCCGCCACCGTCAGGCTCGGGAGCGCCGTCCCGGGGCCGATGCCGGCCCGGAACAGGTCGGTGGTGTCGACCGAATCGACGTCTCCGACCAGCGTTTCGCTCACGCCGCGGACGCTGTAGACCGGGATGCCCGAGACCGTTCGGGTGCTGTAGGTGGCGGCCAGATTGGCGGTGTCGAACGCCGTGAAGGCCACAACCGCCAGGTCGGTGCCGGCCGCAAAGACGACGTCCTGCGCGAGCGCGAACTCGACCGTCGGCGCCGAGGCGTCCCGAACTCGGGTTCCGGCCGGGACCGTCACGTCCGCCGTCAGGGGGGTGGGAGTGCCGCCTAGGGTGATCTTCACCCCCTCGGCCAGCGTCATGTCGACTCGGATCAGCGCCAGGCTCCGGAACGCCTTATCTTTCAACCACGCGAACGCGCACCCGTTCGAGTACGGATTGGTGGCCGGGCTGAGCGGGTCCCGCATCGAGAGCGAGAAGCCACCGAAGACCGACTGGATCGTCTGGTCGCCCTCGACATCGGTCGGAGTGACGAGCGGACCCTTGGGCCACTCGCCGATCAACAGAACCTTGCCGGTCGTCCGCCCGGCAAACACCCCGGGTGGGATCAGGTCGATGATCACGACGCCCGGCACCGACAAGATGACGTCCAGCGTCGGGTAGGTGGTGAATCGACGAATCAAACCGGCCATCAGAACCTCCTAGTCGGCGCCTGCGGAGCGATCCTCCGCCTGGTCGTCGAGTGTCAACCTAACCTGAGGAGTCATGCCACGAACCCGGCGGAGTACGCAAACAGACGTGTTGGCGGAAATTTCGAGCTGACCAATCCACCGATTCGCGCCCGCCAGCGCCTCCGAGTCCAACAGCTGGCTGGCCTGAAGGACGAACCGGCACTGGCGGTTGTAGTACCGGGTCAACTTCAAGAACCGACCGTAGTGCGGTGGGGAAACCAACGCCTCCGCCACCCCCATCGGGAGACGCTCGGTCGTGTGGTCGATCCCCACCGAGTCGACGAACGCCTGCTCAAGCGTTCGCATGATGGCCCGACGCTGCGGCTTGTTGACGGCCCGGAACAGCACCACGATCGGCACGTCGATCTCGCTGACCTTGAACAACCCGAACCCGCGCCCGCTCGCGTCACCGAGCGGATACTGCTGAGACCCGTCGGGGTTCAGAAGCGTCGGGTCGCCGCCCGACCAGGTCTCGTCCAAGAACGACGGCGTCAGGCAGCTGGGAACGAACGTCGGCCGATCGGGCAGGATGGCGGCAGCCGGCAGCATCCCACCGGCCGACATCGCCCGCGTGTTCCAGGTCGGCCAGTCGGGATAGACGGCACCGGGGGCGAACCGGAACGGCTCAGTCGTCTTCGGAAAACTGAAGTCGAGCTTCTGCAGGAACGACGCCAGCTCGAAGACGATCGCCGATCGGACATCGGCCAGGCCCTTCAGCGGATAGTCGGCGACGTTGTCCACGCCGGCAGTCTACTACCCCGGGGGCCTCGTGCGGGAGTTGGCAAAACGACGAAGCTCCCTTTCGATGTTCTTCCCCGCCGCCTCGATGATCTTCGGCCGGGCCCGCTCCAACACCCGCAACCCCTTCCGACCGTTCCGCTTCTGATGCACCGAAATCGCGAACGCGATCCCGCGTGCCTTCTTTGGATCCCGAACGCCCAGCTTCCGCCGCACCCAATCGGCCAACGGGTCGAGCGGGATCCCTTTCCCGGGCCGACGGCCCAGCTCGATCACCCCCGCTTTGATCGGAGGGTTCGGGCTGGCGTACACCATCCCGCCCTCGTCGGTGACCTCCCACCGCCACGAGTTGGCGTAGTCGCCGGTGTCGATCGGGATCCGGTAACCGGCCGGGGCCGGGCGCTCCTTCTGCTTTGGCTTGGCCGGCTCCTTCGCCCCCTTCGGGATCGTCTTCTTGACCCTCGGGACGCCCTTCATCTTGAGCGCCTTCTTGATCCGGCCCAGGACCTTCTTCAACAACCCCCGGCCCTTCTGCTTCTTCCGGCGGTTCGTCGCCTTGGGGGGCGGCGGAGGGCCGAACATCGGCGGCAGCCCGCCGCCCCGGATCGACCACTGGATCCACCGCTGGGCATCGACGCTGACGGTCCGCAGGTTGGCGGCGTTCAGGGCCCGCTGGTCCCGAGCCGCCAAGTCGCGCAGCTCTTGCGGCAAGTCGGCCAGCGCGATCGTCAGCGTCGGCATCCCACCACGCTACAGGTCGTAGTCGTCTTCTTCAACGAGCGCCCGGCGGACCGCCTGCTGGTCGGACGTGCCGGCCACCAACTCGGGCGTGCCGTCCATCGCCGACGTCTGGCCATCCCGACCCCGCTCACCGTCGGCCCGGTCGAGGCCGAGCGACCACTGGAAGGCGTCCGCGTCCCGACTCGGCGCCTGGTTGACCCGGAACCGCCGCCGCACCGGGCGAAGCTCCTGGCGGGGCTCGAAGGCCTCGTAGCCGGGGCTCACGAAGCCGGCCGGCCGGTTCTCCCGAACCTCGTAGAAGAAGTCGATGCCGGCCCGCAAGGTGTCGGGCCGGGCCGGGTCGCGAAATGGATCCGCCAACCCCATCAGCTCGTCCTCGCTACACCGGGGGCTGATCTGCGTCACCAAGATCGACCCCATCTCGGTGTCGCCCGTCACGTCCAACTGGTGGCTGATGCCGGCCGGCTCGACCGAAGGCGTCGGCAACAACTCCTTCTCGAACAGCAAGACCGGGCGCCCCACCCCCACCTCGACCAAGTTGGGCAACAACGACATCGCCCGGGCGGCCAGCTCGGGTGGCAACAGATCGCGCTCGGGCCCGCTCACCACCCCGTCGTCGTCTTCGTCCGCCGTCCAGCCCATCCAGACCAGGAAGACCCGGTAGGGCCGCAGACCAAAATCGGTATACAGCTCCCGGATGCAGTCCGCCACGTCGACCAGATCCTCCGCGAGCGTGCGGCTAACTTCCCAATCGGCCAACGGAGCGAGACCGGGGGGCGCGATCGGACTCGTCCGTCGGTACCGATCGCCCGCCATCAGCTGTTCACCACCGGCGTGTTGATCGCACCGCCGCCCTCGAGCGCGCCATAGCGGGTCGCGTAGGGATTGATCGGCACGCCCAAGATGTCGGCGAGCCGCTGGGCCCACCGGCTGTACTCACGCTCCAACAAGTCCTGCTCGGTGCTCTCCTCGTTGGTGTTGCGGAGCTTCAGCTCGCCCAACTGCTGGGCCTGAAGTCGCTTCAGCGCCGACACCATCTGACCCTCCACACCGTCCAGGATGTTGAGGATCCGAATCGCACGTGGAACCGAGGCCGGGTTGAGCCGGTCCATCGCGTAGCTGACCAGGAACTGGGGTTGACTCAACGCCGGGAAGCCGAGCTGGACCGACGAGGCGGACGTGATGTCCGGATAGCCGAGGTGGTAGTAGATTCGGCTCCGGTCCTGCTCGGTGAACGGCATCTTGCCCCCTTAGATGGCTTCCAGCTTTACGCCGTGCCGCTTCAGATACTCGACGTCGAACTGGTTGGAGTCTAGCTCCTTTCCGACCCGGAAAGAGATCCGCTGGCCGTCGATCGAAATCGGCGCCACCGATCCGGTGACGCGGTAACGAGCCGCCCGGATCTCAGCCGCCTTCGCCTCCGGCAACTCGGGCAACTTCGGCGGGGTCGCTCGTCGGTAGAGCGACGCCTCGATCCGATTCGACTCCTTCGCGGCCCGCTGGTTGAGTGCGTTCCGCTCCGCGTCTTGGTCGCGCTGCTTTTGGTACGGGTCCTCATCCGAGACGTCCGACCCTTCGTCTTCTCGCGCGGGAGCCGGCCTCGCGTCGATCGGGAGCGCGAATTCGACCCCCTCCATCGCGACCTCGACCGCTGAAGGGGACTGGGTTTCTCGGAGTTTTCTGGTGCTCATGGCGCCAACTCTAGGACGAGAAGCGCCGAAAAGGGAAGAGTGCCGGGCACTCGAGCTGCTGGGTCTAGACCTTCTAAAGAACCGGCGACAAGGCCTCGCCGTTGGCGCGGGAGCGTGAGCCCCCTGTCGAAGATCAACCCCCGGGCAGCTCGGGTGCCCTGCGGGTCCTCAGCCTTTCGGCCGAGGGGTGGAGCCGAAGCTCCGACCTGGGCGAACCCAGGAGCGGGACCGAAGTCCCAAACCAGACCCACTTAAGGGCCCGGAACTTAGATGCCGTGCTCGACCACGACGGCCCGCTTGTAGTCGGCGGGGCTCGTGGTGTTGAGCGAGTCGGTCGGAACCGGCCAGTCGCCCGAGTGCGACCAGCTGGCAGAAGTCTGCTGCTGGAGGCGGTCCTGCGGCGCCCGGAGGATGAGACGGATGCGCTCCGCCATCACCTGGATGCCGTTGTTGACCACCGCGAACTCGCCGATCTTACCGTTGATTCCGGCCTCGCTGATGTACTTCGACTCGTCGAGGTACTTCTCCTCGATCGCACCGCCGCCGGTGAAGATCGGGCGATGGATCTCGACCCCGGAAGCGTTGGTCAGCTCACCCGCGAAGGTGAAGCCAAACTGCGGATCCTGGTCGACCGTCGCCACCACCGGCGACTCGGTGTTCCGGTAGAACGTCACACCACCGAAGGTCCCGAGCGCCATCTCACGATAGTGGATGTAGTCGGGCAGCGATTGGTTCAACCGCTGGAACTCGTTGTCGTTGAAGATCTGGTTCATCGAATCCGGATCCAGATGGCAGTGGATCGTGCCGTCCTCGTGCGTCGGGACGTTGTTCCGACGGAGCTGAGCGATCGCCGCCCGGACGTTCGCCACGGTGAACTGATCACCGGAGCTGATGGCGTCGACCGACTCACCACCACCCGACCGAATGACCCGCGACCGGTTGACCGCCCGGACGATGTCGCGCGCCGTCAGACCGGCGTGCGCCACGTCGAGCGTCAAGATGCCGCTGTGGATCTCGTCGTTCGGGAACGTCGAGGTGAAGCCGACGACGTTGAACGCGGTCGTCACACCACCGGTGGTGATCAGGATCGGCAACGGGTTGGTCGGGCTCACGAAAGCCGGCCGGCCGTTCAGCTGCTTCCGGGTGAAGCCAGAGAGGCTCACCACCGGAACGCTGACGCCACCGCCCACGTTCGCGCTCACGACCGTGTTGCCCGCCAGGTAGGCGTTGAACAGCCGGTCTCGGACCACCCGGTTGACCGACTGGGCCGAGTGAAGGCCCAGCTGATGCATGTTCCGGAGGTACAGCGACGCGATCGTCACGTAGCTGGTCGGCATGTGGGTGTCGATCGAACCACCGTACTGGGCCGCCGTCGCCTCCCACTGCTCGATCCCGTAGGTCAGAGGAGTCGGATCCTGGTTCGCCTCCAACGGCCGGGTCGAGGGCCGCATGGTCCCGGACCGGCTGAAGGTCTGGTTGGTACCGAGGTTGGCGGGCCACATCTCGGGGTCCGCTTCGGCCCGGAACAAGATCCGGGGGAAGAGAGCGTCGCGGAACACGCGCGCCAGGGTGCGGTCCTGGATCGCCGAAACGACCGAGGAGTTGAACCCCACTACAAAGTTTGCGCCGATAGAGCCTTCCATTTAACTGTCCCTTCTCCTCGGCGCGAGGCTACAGCCACGAAGGCGCCGGTTTCAAGTCCTTAGTAGCCGGGCCGGAACCCGTACTTATCACTGGTGTGCGCGTTGAAGTCCCGCTTCGACAGCGCCTCGACGTTGATCTGCTCGCCCGGGGCCGGCTCGGCCTTCGGGTTCAACTGGTCACCCGGCTTAACCGGTTGCCCCGGGGTCGGTTGACCCTGAGACTGACGTTGAGGTTCGTTGGCTACCGGCGTCGGTCCGGCCGCCACGTCCGCTCGTTCAAAAAGGGCCCGCTTAGACGGGTCCTTCTTCAATCCCTCGAAGAAGGATTTCGGGTTCAGCTCCTCGGTCTCGGGAAGCTGCTTCGCATGCCGCTTCAAGAGATCGATCGCGTAGTCGGTGTCGGTGACGCCGGCCGCCTGGGCTTCGGCCCGCAGCTCGACCTCGACCTTCATGTTCTCGAGCGACCGCTCGGCGACGATCGCCTGGCGCTCGGCCTTCAGCTTCGCGACCTCGATCGTCGACTTCTCCTTCTCCAGCTCGCGGATCCGGGACTTCAACTCGACGATCTCTTCAGACCGATCGGGGCCCGGAGCCGCCTGCTGGCCCTCAGGGCCGGTTGCCGAAGGGGTGGCCTTGGCCTCGACGGCTTCCTTGAAGGCCTTGATGACGGCACCTTGATCGTACTCGGTCAGGTTCAAGACCGCCGCCAAGGGCTTCAGTTCTTTGCGCATCATGCGACGCGCCCGGGACAGGACGGCCTCGGCGGAGGGCTCGCGCTGCTTGTTCTTGGTCGCCATATCGATACTCGCCTTCTTTGGCGCCGGGTCGTTCCCGCTCGCCCCGCGGCTCGGTTGAGCTGCCGCGGTAGCCGGTTGAGGCGATGATCCGGGAGCGCCCACCGGGGCGGCCTCTTGCGGGGCACCGGCCCCCGGATCGATCGCGGTCGTCATGTCTTAGGTTTACCTTAGGCGTCCTGCTGGCCGAGAGCCCGATTCAACAGGCTGGTCACCACCCCGGCGGAAGGAACCCGAACCACCTTGGCGGACGTGACGGCGTCAGTCGCGTTGAACCGAAGGCCGGTCGCGCCATCCCAGATGACCTCGCCCGGGGCGGGCGTGAGATTGCTGTCGCCGATCTTCAGGACCTTCCGACCAAGGCTGGTGCCGGCAGTCGCGATGACGTCCAACACGATGTCGGGGGCGGCGGCCAACGTTCCGGCCGAGCTGGTGACGGTGACCTGCTCGGCGAGCGGACCGTTCCGCTCAATGATCGTGACGTTGATGACTTCGAGGTTGGTCGTGTTCAGCAGCGTGAAGCCGGTCGTGGTTTTGGTCGACTCATCCACCCGGCAGTTGGTCGTTTCGCAGCTGGCCAAGACGATGTAGTTCGCGTCGGTCGGCGGCACCATGCCGAGTTGCGCGAACGTCAGCGCCTGGGTGGCGCCAGTCGCGGCGAAGAGGGCGGTCTGGATCTTCCCGGCCGCGAACAGCTGCTGACCAATACCGCCAATCAGGTCGCCGAGGTTGATGGCCCGGCACAGATCGGCGATCTGCTGAAGAACGCCATTGTTGATAGATTCTCGGATCGTGGGGGACTGCGCGCTCATGTTCGGTTCCTTCTGCGGCCGACTCAGTCGCCCGCGATCAACATTTCAAGATCGCCGACGCCCTGAATCGCCAGGGCGGTGATTTGCGATCCGGTTTGGGGGTTGGAAAAGGCCCAGTACTCCGACAGCGGGATCAACTGGTCCACCCCTCCGGCCCAGGTAATCCGCACGGTGAAGATGCCGTTGCGGGCAATCAGTAGGCCTTGTCGGAGGTTGGTGACCCCCGAGTTGGCCAAGAGATCGAGGAACCCGGGCGACGGCGTGTTCACCCGGAGGGCCCGATTGACGCTCGACTGAGCGAGCTGCCGGATGTCCAGCGGGATCGCGGTGACGCCGGACGGCAGCAGGCAGCTCGCCGAAGGTGGCTCCAACGTCACCGCCCCGGCGAACCGGATGATCTGGGGGGTCGACATCTAGATTCAGCCCCCGAAGCCGCGAAGCCCGGACGCCGGCAACTGGCCGTTCTCGACCGGGAGCTTGTCGGTGCCCCACTTCTCGGCCTCCGACATCTCCTTCGACGGGTCCTTGTACTTCCCGTCGTAGGTGTCCTTCCCGTTCGACACCTGACCGTTCAAGGTGCTCTTCTCCGAACCGGACCCCTGCTTAAAGCTGCTTTTGTCGGCCATGATGGATCAACCTTCCTGGCCCGGATTGGGGGCCTGCTGCTCGGTTCCGGATTCACGGAACGGGTTCTTACCCCACTCGACGTACTTGCCGTCCGGCACGCACTCGGTCGGGCAGCCGTCCTTGGGCGAGTAGCCGGTCGGCTCTTTGAACTTGGACCGGTCGTTCTTCTGAAGAGCGATTTCACGAGGTGACGGCACGAGAACCTCCTTACAGGACGCCGGCCCGGCCCTGCAAGGCCGAGAACGCGCGTTCTCACCGGGTTACTGGTCGCGTAGATTTCGGTACGGCGTCGAATCCTTCACCCGAGCGGCCTCTTCGTCCGAGGAATCGGGCAGATTCCCAGACTCCTTCCGCTGCTGCTCCAAGTAGGCGGCCCCGGCTTCGGTCCAATCCTGACCGTCCCGGAACGGCTGACGGGGGGAAGGGGGTGCGAGCTTAGGGTGGATGTTTGCCATGCGGGCAGCATGACGAACCCGACGGTCGGCTGCAAGCTAGAGCGCCACGATGACCGGCGCCGTGGCCGGATTGCCGCCCGTCTCGAGCGTGCCGTCGAAACCGTCAGCACCGATATCCTCAATGAAGGTTCCGACGTCGTTGTCGCCGTTGCCCATCCACCAGTGGGAGTCGCACGGAATCACCGTCTCGGGGTCGACCGGCGCACCCGCCGCCCGCAAGGCCGCAATGTCGGTCGGATCCAGCGCCGACGCCCAGTAGGCGGCGTCCAAGATCACACCCGTAACCGCCCGAGCGGTCGAGTAGGTGCCACCCCCGACGTAGAAGTTGGACGTGCTGGTGTTGAGCGCGGCCGGCACCGAAGAGGGACCGAACGGTTCCAAGAAGGTCAGCACATACTCGGTCAGCGTCGCCTCGGCGCCAATCGCCACCCAGATCCGAGCCCGAGCGGCATTCCCCACCCCGGACCCGTCGTACCTGACCACGACCTGCACCCGGGTACCGGCCGCAGGGGGTGGGTCGATCAACGCCTGGCAGGCGATGATGCCGCCACCGTTCTGAATCCAAAGCCGAAGACCGTTCGATCCGGGGCCGTAGTCGCCGTCCGAACTCGGAGCGATGATCCACGAATTGAAGGCCGGGTTGTCGGTCCATTGGGTGGCCAGGATGGACCCGTGCCAAACGTCCAGCTCGAACACCATCATCATCGTGAAGGCCGATAGACCACCTGGCTCCGACTTGCCGGTGTCCATCCGCTGGTTGGCCCCGTCCGAAGCCGGGCCGTCGAACTCGACCGCGTTCACGTAGCCGTACGCCGGAGGGGGAGGAGGACCACCACCCGCACCCAGGACCACCTGAACGCCCAGCTCGGTCGCTGCTTCGACCGAACCCTCGGCGGCAAGGACCTGCTGACACGTGAGTTGCTGATCCGCCACCAAGACCTCGATCGGCATCGGACACCTACTTCAGATCGTCCGTCGCCGCCGCCCACACCAACCCCAAACCGGCGGTGCTGACGAACCTCACCACGATTGGGCCGATGATCGGCCGGTTGATCTGAGCACTCCCGTAGAAGAGCGCCCCCGAAGCCGTCAGCGCCACCGGGGCGCCGAGCGAATGAAGGTTCCCGAAGGAGTCCCTCCAAAGAAGCTGAAGCGTCCCCGCCGCCGATGCGACGACGTCGTAGGCCGAGACGGTGTGGCCCCGACGAGGGACGTACAACAGATCGACCGTCGCCAGCGCGCCAAACGGGACCCGCCCAGGCTCGCCATCCGCGATCGCCAACAAACCCGGGCTATTCACCGTCGCCATTGATTAGGCCCCCTTAGCGAACGGGTTGGGCTTCTTCTCACCAGCCGATGCCGGCGGACCCTTCTTGGCGAACGGGTTGGGCTTCTTCTCGGCGAACGGGTTGGGCTTCTTCTTCTCCGCCCCCTCTTCGTCTTCCTCTTCCTCTTCGTCGGCCTTCTTCTCGGACCGGGCCGAGACGATCGCCTTCGCGACCGCCATGTCCCAGGCGGGTTCGCCGCGCTCCGGCATCCCGGCCGCCTTCATCTCGATCGACAGGTTCTTGTCGATGGCGGACCGCTGCTCGGGCGTCAACTCGGGGTACTCAGGGGAGAGGTACTGGTTGACGGTCTTCAGCTCCTCACGCGCGTGGCCTAGCATCCGCGGATCGGGCTCTTCGGCCGTCAGGTTCTCGGCCAGCTCCAACAGAGCATCGGCGATCTCGGGTTCGTTCTCCTCCATCCACCCGACCAACTCGGCCGCGCTCTCCTCGTCGATCTCCGCGTCGGCCTCCATCTCGCCGGCCCAAAGGGCGTTCCGAGGGGCATCGCCACCCTCTTCGTCCTCGCCCTCGGCACCCTCATCAGGGGGCATCTCGTCGTCGTCGCCTTTGGCGTCGACATTCCGCGACTTGGTGGTCGCGCCCGTAGCCCACTTCCGAATCGTGCTCGCATCAATCGCCATGGTTCAATCTCCCTTGTTCGTGGCGGAGCCTACCGACGGCTGGCCGAACCGCGCAAGCTCCTCGATCGTCTTGGCACTTCGCTCGACCTTCACCCGGACGATGTCGCCGCCGTCGACCAGCAGCGTCACGCTCGCGTAGGCGCCATCGCGCTCGAGTCTTTCGATCGCACCCGCCAGCGCCAGCATCCAATCCCGGTTGGCTGGATCCACCCACTAGCTCTACAGGGCCGGCCGGGTCTCTATCAAGGTCAGCGGTACGGACGCCCGGGGCGATGGCCCGGCGGGATCTTCACCCCCGGGGTGGCGCGCCAACGGGTCGGAGGTGCGACCAACAACTCGGGGATCGTCAACGCTCGGTCGATATCGGTCTCGCTCCACGTCGGATCCCAGGCGATCACGACCGCTCGGTCGTTGGGTCGGTTGGGCGGGTGCTGGTACAGCTTCACCATCCAAGAGCCCTGGCTCTTGAACTTGTAGGTGAACGGCTGATCGACCGGAACCGTCTGACCGTGAAGTAGGAAGGAGTCGTCGCCCGTCCGATCGTCGAACGTCTCGACCAGCCGCTTCTGCATCTTCTCGTCGCCCAGCTCATCCCGCGCCCGGCGGATGGCGTTGAACCGGGCCGTCCCGTGGCTGAACGAGCCCTCCGTCCGGACGATCCGCTCGGCTTTGTAGCGCTCGCTCGCCATTAGACCGTTCTCGGCCATCAGGTCTTCGATCATCGAGTAGACCGGCTTCCCCGACATGAAGCCGACCGACAGGTTCTGCTCCATCCCCAGCACGGCATTCTGGGTCCAGGTTCCGATCTGAATGCTGTGGCGCCGGAGCAACGAGCTGTCGACGTCGCGGACCAGACCCCTCAGCTGGGAACCTCGCTCGAGATCAAGAACCGGCGTCGTGCCGGAAATCCGGCGGCTCATCTGTCGGTACTCCTCGGCCGCCTGCTCGACCCCCATCTCGACCACCCGACTGCTGACGCCCTTCAGCACGCCGCCCTGGCGCTCACCCAGCGTCTGGATGACCGCTTCTGCTTGCCGGATCATCGCTTGGATCTCCGCCTGGCTTGGCTTCGACTTGCCGCCCAGTCGGGCCAACCGGGCCACCAGCTCGGCCTTCGCATCTCGGTACAACGGCGCCAGACCGGCCACCCCGTGCACTTCGATCTGCCGTTCGAGCTGCTTCGCGTGGGCGCCGATTAGCTTCGCCGCCAAGCTGCCGCGCCCGACCCGCTTGTCGCGCGCCTGCGCCTTCCGGCTCACCGTCTTCTTGACCACCGCCTTGGCGACCCGGGCCGCCACCGACGGCCGCTCGGGCTTCTTCTTTGGATCCGACGGCCCGGCCATCAGCGGTTCCGATTAGGAGGCGATCCGGTCGAGGCGATCCGGGATGCCCGGGACTGCCGGATGTTGCCGACATTGTCGCCGTAGCGACGCTGAATCACGTCGCCGAGCGACTCCTTCGCCCGACGGTCCGTCGCGCCCGTGTAGTACCGGGCACCGTCGGTCCAATCCCGCATCTCGGCGAACTCCGGGATGCCGGGGAGCGCCATCGCGTCGACGCCATCGGAGAAGTCCTGGCCGTTCGTCAGATCGGGCAGCTGGGCCATCAGCTCCTTGTAGCTGTCGTGGCCACCCGCCTTCACGATGTAGCAGGTCTCCAGCACCGGAGTCGTGAAGACCCCCTGCATCCGACCGTCCGGCCGGGGCTGCGACATCCCGACGATCGGCCGGCTTCCGGCCGTGAAGCCACGAGGGTCGACCAGCTGCTGAGCTGGTGGTTGGGGCTCTTGCGGGCGGAAGACCGGGGACGGCGGCGGGACCGGTTCCGCCTGGACGACCGGGGCCGAACGGCGAAGACGAGAGGTGAGATCGACGCTGTCATCGCTCCCTGCGTTGGCCCAGTCGCGGAATCGGTTGCCCATTTCGGCACTATACCGATCCCCACGACCGGGTGGCAACGGCTACCCGCCGTACGGAGGCGGAGCGGGTGCCTTGGCGACAAACGACTTCCCGACCTCCGCCATGACGGCCTCGGCGGCCGACTCGGTGAGGCCCAACATGATGACCAAGAAGGCGATGCCGGAGTCCCGCGGGATCTCCTCGGCGGCGACACCTTTGACCACCTCCATCGCGCTGGCGATCTGGGCACCGTTGTACTCCCGGTCCCCCGACTTCCCCACGATGGACGCCAGATCGGCACCCCCGGCCTCGGCCGGCTGGTCGGCCAGCTCCTTGTGCCGGTCCAAGATCTCCTGGGCCCTCGCCTGCATGTCGGGCTCGGCCGCGGGGGCGCCGTCGGGCGACGCCTCACCTGGGCCCGGATCCGGGGCTTCAGGACCGCCCGGGGGCACCTCCCCGCCTTCATCGGCCGGTTCGTCGCCCTCACCGCCGTCCGCCGGCTCGGCCACCGGATAGAACCCGCCGCCCTCAGCGTCGCTGGCGATCAGGCTGTCCTGCTGGCGATCGGTCTCTAGCCGCTCGAGGACGGCATCGACATCATCGATACCCAACAGCTCGCAGCACATCCGCACCGCCGTCTCGTTGTCGATCATTCGCGATTGCTTGGCGACCGACAGGGTGCCGACCTCCGACTGGATGTCGGTCGGCGTCTTGGAGAAGTAGGCACCCCACTTGAGCGTCACCCGCTCGCCCGCCCCCGGATCGCGTGGCTCCGACGACAGAATCTCACCGGACTCGTCGTCGATCTCCACCCGGTTGGTCAGTTTGAATCGCGGCTCGACGTTGCCCTGGTAGTTGGTCGGCTTCTTGAACTCGCGCGCCAGCAGCAGGACGATCGTCAGCAACTCGATAATCGCCTCGCCGTACTGGTCCCGCAGCCGATCTGCCTTGGCCAGCATAGGACCGTAGATGAACTCGATCGCCTTGGCGCTCTGGGCCGCCCCGCTGATCTTCTCCGGGTCCACGATGACGGCGCCCGCTTTGTCCAACACGGCGTTCTTCATCGATCGAACGAACTCAGCTGCGGCCTGAATGCCGGCGCCGCCGATCTCCAGGTACTGGGCCGAACCGCCGGTGCCGACCTCGAGCGCGTTGTCGGAACCCTTCCGCAGGGGGATGCCGAACTGAACGTTCTTCCGGTCACGAGCGATCACCAACGTCGGATCCTGGTTCTTCAAAAGACCGGAATTGCTCTGGCTGATCTGTCGGTCGATCACCTCCATGTCTTCGTGGAGGCTGTCGACGTCGCACAGACCATCGAGGTCTTCGCTCGACGGGAGGTTCTGAATCCAGAAGCCGGGGAAGCGGCCCAGGTTGTGGCGGTAGGTCTTCAGGAGATCGACCTCGGGATTCGGCAGCTCGCCCCCGACGATCTCGGTGGGCTTGAACGTGATGTCCATCTCGTCGTCGATGATTCGGCGGAACAGGAAGGGGACCTGCTTCACCTGGCCGGTCGGAGCCCCGGTCTTCGAGTCCAACATCTCGCGGCCCTCGAAGTACTGGTACTGAATCAACACCCCCTCGGGGATCCGAAGGTCCGCGTCTTTCCAGACGACCTCCTGCACCATCTTGGGCGAGTGCGCCTTAAAGATGAACCGGCCCTCTCGAAGGTGAACCGTAACCAGAGCCGATCCCATCGCCCCGCCGTAGTTCCGGGCCTCCACCATCGACCGGAAGAAGTGAGCCTGCTCGACGACCGCCTTCAGGAAGTCCTCGCTGTCGGGGTCATCCTCGACTCGGATCTTCGGCTTGCGTTCGTTGCTGAACAGCAGATCGGTGAACCGCTCGACCACCAACGGGGTCAACCGAAGACTGATCGAAGGCTTCCTGGCGTGAAGTGGGATGTCCATCCGGCTGAAGCCGAACGGGGTCGCGCTCTTGGCCGAGAGCCCCTCGGCGTCGTCCGCGTTGAACCCATCCCACGTGTACTTCAACCCGTCGTATTCCTGGCCCCGGTAGTAGGTGTCGAGCCGGTGCAGATGGCGGAACCGCGGGCTGAGTCCCTGCGATCCCGAACCGTACAGGTAGCGACGCACCTCCTGAGCCCTCGGAAACCGAGTGCCGCCAAAGGAGAGATCGACGTTTTCCACGGGACGAAGCTACACCGACCGGGCGCCCCCCGGATAGCGGTTCAGCGCGGAAGGACCAGACCGGCCCGTTGGGCGCGGAGCCTCCGGATCTGGCCCATGAAGAAGTCGTAGAACTGCTCGGGGGTTCGGTAGAGCGTCGCCAGATCGTGGTGGGTGAACGCCATCTTGAGCTGCTCCGGAACCCGCCAGCTGTCGGACTGGAGGTCGTTCCGCCACTGGCCGACCTCGTGGGGCTTCTCGAGGTGGATGCCTTCGATCTTCACCGGCCGGCCGTACTGGTCCAACACATCGGGGAGATCGCTCGGCGTGTAGCGGATCGGCCCCACCCGGGCGGTCAGGTGCGCGGGCTCAAACCAGTGGAAGTCGAAGTAGGTCATGACCGGCTTCCAGACATCGGGGTCGCGAGCGTCACCCACCTGGTCGGCCTGGTGCTGTCGCACGTCGTACGGGTCGGCCCGGTTCTTGTGCGACCCGGGGGCGACCCCCGCCTTGTTGGCCCGAAAGCTCGCCTCAACCGCCCGCCCGATCGCGTCATCGCCGAAATTCATAGCTCCGAATCTACACCGTCCGGCTGCTCGACGGCGAGCCCCAGCTCGATCAAGCGAGCCTCGAACCGATTCCGGGCCTTCTCGTTGCCCTCCATCATGGCGCCGACCGCCCGGTTCAACGCCTCCTCGAACAACGGCTGCTTCCGATCGGCCGGCGACACCTTCTTCTCCAACAGGGCGCGGAACCGCCGCTCCAGGCGATCATCACCCGGGCCCGGCATCTCGACCACCACCCGGGTACCGATCGGCCATGTGGCCTCGAATTTGAGGGCGAACTCAATCGGCAACGCCTTTAGTTCGAGGCCCTCGGCGTACCACCGACGCCGGCCGTCTTGATCGATCCCCATCGTGTACTGCGCCTTCATTCGTCGCCCTCCTTCTCGCCCATCATCGTCGCTTCCCCGAGCGCCCGACCTGAACTCCACTTCACCGTGAAGGTTTCGACCAACGGGCGATATCGTTGGTCGAAGATCTGGGTCATCATCTTCACCTCGGCTCGCTGCTCTAGGTCTTTCCGATCGGCCTCACTCCCACGCTCCCCCAGCGGGAACATGATCGGCATGCGGAACTGGTGGATCACCATCCCTTCACCGCCCGGCTGGCAGCCGACTGCGCAAACGCCACCCGGCCGCTCAGGACCGACAGGATCTCACTCGCGACCTTCGGGTCGGCGCAGACCGCCAGGGCTTCGGCCAGCTGGGCAATCAGGACCGCGTTCTCGATCCAAACTGGGATCTCCGATTGGGGTTCGGCCCGCTCGCCATCGGCCGGCTCGTCGTCTTCGAGCGTCGCCCGGTTGGCCTCCCGGACGTCGGCTTCGATCTCCCGCTCACGTTCCTTCGTCTCGGACAGCACGGTCGAGCAGACAACCGAGCAGATGACCGCCTCGGGGCCGAACGAGGCCGGAATCGGCTTCCCACAGATCACGCAGTTCTTGATCGCCATAGCCCCATCTTCCCGTCAGAAGGGAGCGCTCTCGATTAGGGTCAGGATCTGGTCCGCCTGAACCTCGAAATAGTTGGACGTGTTCTCCTCTTGGAGAAGGACGTCCCACCGATAGAGCACCACTCCGTCGCGGTCGCGCGTGTAGTATTGCCGCATCCGACCGGTCGACAGGTTCCGGCACTCGATCACCTTGCAGGTCCCGATCTGCCGGCCGGTCGACAGGTCCTGGCCGCTATAGCCAACCGACACCACCCGGGCCTCCAGCCGATCGCCCGGCTGCGCCTCGAAGGTGAAGCCGAGCGGACCGACCAAGACGATGACCGGGCCCGCGCGCGAGACCGCGTAGGGGGTCTGCTCGTTGAACAGAACCGTCTCCAACAGGGCCGCCACCTCGTCGGTCGTCAGCGGATCGGCGCCGGTCTCGACCGAGAACGTTCGGGAGCCGCCGTTGACCGGCGTCGGCAGCGTGACCTGGTAGGTGAAAGGCGCGTCGGACGCGACCAGGATCTCCAACTCGACCACCTGGGGGCTCGAGAGCGACACCCGGTCGTTGTTGACGACGTCCACGCGCCATCAAGACCAGATAGCCGACAGACCGTCAACCAAGCTGGAAGCCGCGCCCTAGTGGCGGCATCGCGCCCTAGTGGCGGCATCAACCAGCCAAAGCTTCTGATGTCCCTGAGCCGGCACCGGCCGGTACAACGGCGTTCGTTCGGTCAGCAGCCAGCCGTAGGGCCCGATGAACCACGGCGAGTCGATCAGATCCGGCGTCGCCAGACCGACGACCTTCGGCTCCTTCTCGCGCCACACCCACCCGGCGATCCGGGCGTGCCCAATGATGTAGCCGCCCGGGTTCGGCGTCTGGTCGACCTCGGGCCATCGGGCCCTCACGAAGTCGGCGAGCGGCTCGTCCCACCGCAATCCGGCGTGGATCCAGATCCGACGATCGAGGAACTTCATCGGGGGCGCCCAACCCCGGTTCTCGATCTGCTTCGGCCCGTGCACCATCGCGCTCGCGACCGGGCGCCAGAGCGTGAGCGCGTGCGTGAGGTCGAAGACCGGACTCATCGAAAGCTGCTTTCCGCCCGGCCGGGCGCCGGATCGGCAACCGATCGAAACTGATGCCAAGGCACCCACCCGCGGTCACGGGTGAGGAAGCCCCACTCGCGCCGATATCGGCCACGCAAGACGAACGTCCAGGCCGGCCGCTTCAAGTCGAGCCGATGAAGGTCCTCGGCCCGGCGGAACAGAAGCGACCCCGGGCCATGCCACGCCCGGACCGTTCCGTAGCCCAGCCCACTCGGCCGCTCCTCCCAGTAGCCGCCCCACAGGACGAACGACACGAACGAGAACGGGTGATCGTGCAGCTCCCGATCGGTGTCGGGCAGGAGGATCTGATGGACCCGGAACCCGGGCCACCGCTCAGGCATAAACTTCCACCGCCGCATGTAGCACAGGTCGCCCAGCCAAATGTCCGACCGGACCCGCTTCAACAAGCGGACAACCGCGAACCCGATCGCCACCAACGCGACCCCGAAGACCATCACATCAACCATGCCCCCATCTTCCCCCCGGGGGCGAGAACGCGCGTTCTCACCCGGGCTGGAGGTAGCCGCTATATAGCTCGATCCCCTGCCGGGCGAACCAGGTCGCCATCACGCCGTCGTTGGTGGCCGCCATCGGGTGATGGCGAAACTCATAGTCCCATCGGGCCCACTGGCGGGCCCGCCAGTCGGAGTGCAGCGTTCCGGGCGCGCCGTCCTCTTCGTCCTCGTCCTCGTTCGTGGCACCGATCCCCTCCCCGCCCGTCAGGTGCTCGTACTCCGAATAGGGGATCGACCAGGCACCGTGGGCGAACTCCACCTCCAAACCGGGGAGCCCGATGTCGGCGTGGGCCTTGGTGCCGCTCGTGGTGGTGGTCGGTTCGACCTTCATCCAAAAGTCGAACCGGTTCTTCTGGTCGCCCACCCAGTCGATCAGCGACTCCTGGTAGCCGTTGTTCTCGACCATGATGACGGCCGGGTGGAACTGGTTGTTGACCTGCTGGATGGCCTCGCACAGCTCGTTCGATCGCCAGCGCCCGAACCGAATGTCGACCGGGAAGCGTCGCTTCTGGATCGGGTCGAGCTTGACGGTGACGATCGCGTTTCCGGGTCGCTTGGTCGACGACAGGTCCACGCCCGTGAAGCAGGGCCAGCTATTGCGGATCAGATCGCCGAGCACTAGGCCCGGCTGGCGGCACTTCTCGAACGACGGAAACGTGTTCTCGCCGTCGACCATCGCCTGCATGAAGAACCCCCGGGCGAACTGGCGAGGGTTGCGACGATGCCGTTCCCTCAGGGCCGCTTCGTCCCAACGGTCGGTCCATAGCGGTAGGGGGGCGAGCTTGATCGGGATCGACATCGATTCCGATATTGGTACGGAAGAGAGCGTAGAGAAGCAATCCCACCACGGTCGCCATCCCGGCCGAAAAGCCCGAGGCGAAGATCCAGAAGCTCAGGTACAGATCACTCGCCGCCGGCATCCGACCGCTCCCCGTAGACGTCCAACGAAATCGCCAACGACTCGACCGCGTAGGCGGCCAGCTCGGCCTCGTCGTCGATCTGCTGGCGGTGCTGCTGGAGCCCTTCCCCCGGAGGAAGCGACGCCAACCGCATCAGGAAGATCTCTCGGGCCAGCTGGGACTTCTCGGCTTGCGTCATTCGGGCTCCTCATTTTTCGCCAGCTTCGCCAGCTCCGACCAGCTGGCGGGGTCGACCGGTTCGTCTTGAAGGGACTTCATCGTCTCGAGTGGTGGCTTGATCCGGTTGATCGTCTCGACGAACCGGCGGGCCGCCTCGACGATCGGCACCGCACCCGGGTGGGGAACTCGCTTCGGACCGCCCCGGGCGGCCTGCCGGATCCCGGACAACAGGAACCGGGCCCGATCGGCCGGCGTCAACTCAGGGGCGAGTGCGACCAGATCCGGATCGTCTACGAGTCGCAGCAACTCAGCGTAGGGGTCAGGCTCGGGTTGGTGCGGGACGATCGTCCACGACCCTCGGCTGACCCCCACGATCTCTACCGGGCCGTCTTCAACCGTCGGCCCCTCTACGCTCAGGCTTGTCTTCATCCGACGCCATCTTCCCCTCACGAACATCGACCACGCCAGTAGCGGCCCGGAGACGGTCGCAAAAACGCTGGATCGAATCCCACACCTGCTCCCGCGTGCGACCGTCCGCTGGATGGAGATCGTGCGTAAGCGGCGGCCGGGTGTCGGCTTCGGTCGAGGACCATCGGTAGGGATGTTTGCCACCCGGGCTGAGTTGCCGGGCGACCAGGCCGGCCCGCTCCAACCTCGCCAGGGAATCGCAGAGCCCGTCCCTCGAGACCCTGAAGTCGAACTCGGCCCACAATTCGGTCGTCGACCACTCGCCCCGATTCCGTCGCAAGAACCCCCGCACGTCCTCGGCGATCATCGGACCACCGTCGCAGTCACGGGCCAGTGGTCCGAACACGCCCGGCCGTCGACCCGGATCGGCGCCACCGTCGAAGACAGGACCTCGAACCCGGCACCCACCAGCCAGTCGACTCGGCCGGTCGGATCCCAGGCGGCACCGGGCGGCCCGCCCGACCAGCCGGCCGGAGGTGCGGTCGCCGGCCCCACCAGGTCGTCCCAGCCGGCCTCACGCGCCCGAGGGCCCCCAGGGGCGAGGCCCCAAACGTTCGGCCCCCACAGCTCATTGAAGTCGCCCCCCAGGATGTCGCCCGGCTGGGGGGCGAACTCTTTCATCAGCTGGTCCCACTCAGCCCGGCCGGCCGGCCCTCCGCCGTTCGTGTGGGTCGCGGTGAAGCGGAACGCCTCGCCGGTCAGCCGGTCGACCAGCGAGGCCCGGAGAGCGACCCGCGGGTAGGCGTCGCCCCACCGGCTTCCCGGGATGGTCGGGTCGGGGCCCAGCCACCGACGCTCGACACCGGTCAGCCGAAGTCGGGCGCCCCGGTAGAGGATCGCGTTGCTCTGGGGCGAACCGCCCGCGTCGGCCGACTCAAGCAGCCAGCCGTCCGCCAGATCGGCCCGCAGCTCCTCGAGCTGGCGAGGCAGCAGCTCCTGGATCGCCATCACGTCGGGGTCGAGCGCCCGGATCGCCAGCTCGACCCGGTGTCGCCGGCCGGCCGACCAAGCGTCGGGGCCGTCCTGCTCGGTGTCGTACCGGACGTTGAAGGTCCCGACCACCAGGGCCGGTTCGGCGCACCCGATCATCGTCATCGCGAGCGCGCATCCGGCGAGCATCAAGCAGAACATCAAGGCGTCGACCACATCTCTCGATCTCACGATCCCCTCCTCCGCGGCCTGGGCCGCATCTGACTCGCCCAGTACTCTAGCTCGTCGTCGCCGTAGCGGTCGGACGCCTCCGCCGCCGACTCCACCAGAGCCGACACCCGGGCGGCCTCCTCGAGCGTGTAGGCCGGTTGGCCCGGCATCGGTTGGACGGAGAACGGATCGGCGAGAACGCGCGTACTCAGCTGGCCGGTTCCGCCACACCGCCCACAGTCGACCGGGCCATCAACCGGATCGGTGGCGCCGAGGAGCTTCACGCATCGCTGGCCAGCGCCCCCGCACTCCGGACAGTCCATCAGCTCTCCTCCTTCAGCAAGACGCGGATGAACTGAACGAACCGTTCACGACCCTTGTGGCGATAGACGTCAATCGCGACCGCCACCGGGTCGGTAGACCGCACGGGAAGCCACTCGAGCATCTGCTCGACGAGGCGCTCCAAGTAGTCGGCCAAATCCTCCCTCTTCGAGATCCGACCCTTGTTGAGGGCGAGCAACAAGGCCTTGTAGTGCTCCACCTTCGTCTCGCAGACGACGGCTTCCTCGAAGAGCCAGAAAGAATTCAGCCACCCCTCTAGGCCGTGCCGAGCGTTCAGCCTCGACAGCTCGTTGCTCTCCTTATCGATCTCGGCCAACAACCGGGCCTTCCACTGTTCCATCATCACGCACTCCTTCTTTCGACCGATGTAGTCGTTCACCACGCACCTCCGGCCACTCGGGCCAAGCAAAACACCCGGAGGCCCGTCGCCACCGGTCCCTCGTAAACCTCCGCCGAGAAGAGCCCGGCCGCCTCAACCGCCAGTCGGGCGGCCCGGTGCTCCTCAGGGGTCCCGACCGGGAGAACCTGTCCGTCGACAATCACGTACCGCATCTTAGACCTCCCTCACGAGCGCGGCCCGAAGCTCACCGGGGAGCGGAGCCTTCTTCCGAAGAGCCGCCAGGAAGAGGCGGCACAGCTCCTTCTCCTCCTCCGAGCTGGCGATCGCCTCGACCGCCTCGACCGCCCGGCGGACCGCCGTCCGGGCCTTCGCGTGGTCGCCCCGGTACCAACCCGCGAACGGGGTGAACCGCTCACTGGCGCGGAGGGCGTCAATCGCCCGAACCGCCTCGCTGCACACCTTTACCGCCTCGCTGACCACTTCGTTCTTCATAAAGAGAGCATAGCGCCGAAATCGTTTCCGTAAAACCGAAATCGTACCAATCGTCAAAACCGGAGGGTCGCTCGGGGTTGGGACCCGGCGGTCCCACGGCGTCGGCCCACCGCCCCCGATAGCATGCTGCCGACCGGGCCCGGCGGACCGCCCGGGACCGCTAGCGGACGATCCGGTGGGGGAACCAGGCCTCCACCAGCAGGCACTCGACGGTCAGCCGTTTGCTGGTCAGCGGGCCGTAGCCCTCATGCCCCAGCCAGGCCAGAACCCGGTCGGCCTCCCGGTGGGTCCGGAGCAAGCCGGCGACCCGGCTGGCCTCCGCCAGAGCACGCCCAAGGTCAGCCTGGAATTCGGGCGGGCACCAGCTGGCGCCATGCTGGACCGCCCGCAGCGGGTCGGTCTCGGCCGGCGAGATCGGGCGGACGGGAAGGAACCCCCGGGGGCTCAGGTCGAGCGGGCGGATCACGAGCACCTCACTTCCGCCCAGAAGCACCGGGCCGACAGGGGGGCGGGGGCGGGGGCCGGCGTCCGGAAGGACTGCCAGCTGCGGTCGCCGGTCTGCTGGCGACCGGCCACGAAGAGCGCCACCGGGCGCTGGATCCAGACCGCGCGCTCGCCCGGCCGGGTGGTGGCCCACATGCGGACAAGGGTCACCAGACCCGGGTGGGCGTAGTGGGCGCTGAGCTGGAGCGCCAGCCGGTAGGCGTCCGCCGCCCGGGGACCGGCGTCCATGACCCACTGGCCCCGGTACAGGATCTCGTAGCCGTAGGCCTCAGTCTTGGCGGTCTCGTTCATCTCGTTCTCCTTCTGGGCCCTAGCGGGCCCGGTTCCGTCGTCTGGGCCTAGCGGGCCCGGTTCGCCGCCCGCTGGGCCGTGTAGAGCACCCGCCGCTCCTCGACCCCCAGGCCCTCAACCTTCGCCCGGCACCGTGCCCGGGCACAGAGAAAGAACCCCGGGCCGTCCGTGCCACCGCAGACCTCATCGTCGGTGCAGTAATCCCGACCGGTCCCCTTGCCACAGCAGTCGCACGCCTCCGACACCGCGAACCGGCCGTTCTCTCGCTCTCGCTTCTCGTTGCCCCACTTGCTCTTCATAAAGAGAGCATAGCGCCGAAATCGTTTCCGTAAAACCGAAATCGTACCAATCGTCAAAGCCGGAGGGTCGCTCGGGGTTGTAGGAACGGCCTCCCCCAAGGTCCCCCAACCGGCCGGCCCGGATCGGATAGCATGCTATCGGCCCGACCACGGACCGCCACAACCCGGCGTCCCAACGGGACCCAGGCGGGGCGAACCGGCCCCCCGAGGGGGGCCCGAGGCCCGGGCCTTAGGCCAGCCCGAGCCGCATGTAGTAGAGCTTCTTCTCGACGCTCTTGACCATCCGGCGACCCTTGGCCGTGTTGACCGTCTTCCAGTAGGCCAGGATGACGTCCTCGCCGAAGGCAATCGCCTTCTTCTGCTCCTCGGTGAGGATGATTCGAACCGTCTCGACTCGCACTTCGTTCTTCATAAAGAGAGCATAGCGCCGAAATGGTTCTCGTAAAGCCGAAATCGTAACGATCGTCGAAGCCGGAGCGCTGCTCGGGGTTGGGACCCGGGGGGCGACCGCCCGGGCCCGGATCCGCCCGGGCGAGCCGGGCCGCCTGGCGACGAACGGGAACCAACCTGACCCCCCATCATACCTCCGAAGTCGGAGGCCGTAAAACCGAAATCGTACCAATCGTAGAAGCCGGAGGGTGGCCCGGGGTTGCGGTCCTCAGGCGCGCTCGACCAGGCTGATGACGAACCGGCGGGTGCCGGGCGGAAAGCCGGGGAGCGACACCGGGCCGGCGTCCGTCAGGCGCCCGATCCGGGCCGGCGAGATCCCGAGCCGCGTCCGGCAGAACTCAAGAGCCTTCTCGGGCGCGGTCGACGTGACCGACACCGTCCCGTCCGCCACCTGTCCATCGCGAGCGAGCGCGGCACAGTCCTCACACCAATCGCCCGGGGCCGCCAGGTGGCTCCTGGCGAGCGCGAGCGTCGCGTGGTTGACCAGCATCCCGTGCGGCTCGCAGACGGTCGACCACGCACCGTCATCGTCGTCGAGATCGGCCTGGTCGTTACGGTAAAGGCCCACCAGCCGGCCGGTCTCCCGGTTCTTCACCTGCGCCACGCACCCCGCCAGCCCGTTGTACCCGTACGTCTTCATCGCTACCTCCCGTTCAACAGGGCTCGTAAAAGGATGATCGCCTGGTTGACGACCGGGCCGTACTGGCAAGCGAACGCCAAGACGGCGACTGGGCACAGCAGGAGGGCCGGGCCCCACCGTAGTTTGGCCTTCACGCGCCCACCTCCAAGCCCAGCTCGATCCGGGCGGTCTCGTCCCACCGGTCTGGGACGCTGTCCTCCAGCTTGGCGGCGTACCGCGCCTGGGCCTCGTCATCGTCGTCGAACCGAAGCCCGACCTCCTGGTAGAGGCCGAAGTCGTGCGAATGCGAGCGCACTACCAACCGGGCGCCCGCCGGTTCGGGCCCGATCGCCCGACGGATCTGCCGGATGAACACCCGGCACTCGGCCCGGGCCCGCTCCTCGTAGCCCGGCTCCCCCACCTGGGCACACGGCTCGTCGTACGGGGTGGCACCGATCTCGATTTCGGTATTCATCGATCCTCCCTCCCCAGCAGGTCGCCCAGCCGGCCAGCCTCCGCAGGCGAAAGCGCCACCACCACCCACCCGCGCTCATCGAGCGACGCCTCGAAGGTGTCGACCCCGCGCTCGACCAGCCGGGCCGACAGCGCCTCCCGGGCGACCAGCCCGGTTGACCGCCGGGCCTGGGTCCGTTCGGCCGCCCGCCGGGCGGAGGCGTTCAGGACCGGCTCCGCCGCCAGGCCGGCGTCCCTCAGGATCTGAACCACCGGGCCGTCGGGTCGGATGACGATCACCGGACCGGACGAGGTGTAGACCTTGATCGTGTCGTCGGGCTCTTGGAAGACCGCCGTGTGGGCGCTCTCGGAGCCGTCCGGCCGGGTGGTGGTGTAGACGTGAAGCAAATCTCCTCCGCTCATTTGTCGTTCCTTCCCCTCTTCCTCTGAGGCTCACTCGCCCCACTCGGCCCCCGGGGGAGAGGCTCACCCCTCCCCCGAGAACGCGCGTTCTCGGCCTAGCTCAACCAAGCCAGCGCCTCCTCGGCATCGGCCGCCGCCTCGTGCGCGCTGGCCAGCTTCAGCAGCACCAGCTGGATCATCCGGCCGGCCCCCGGCACCCGGGCCCGCTGGTTGGCGTACTCTTCCTCGAGCCGGCCCTTGAAGTGGGCGATCTCGATTCGAGCGTTCTCGGCCTTCCGCGTGTGAAACGCCCAGGAGTCGAGCCCGGCGAAATTCGGTTCGTAGCCTTCGAGGTGCAGCGTTCGGTTCATAAAGAGAGCATAGCGCCGAAATCGTTTCCGTAAAACCGAAATCGTACCAATCGTCAAAACCGGAGGGCTACTCGGGGTTGGGCTACCCGGCCGGGCGGCCCGCCGGTTCGCCAGCCTCAGGGACCCCGGGCCCGGCTCCTCAGCGGTCCCACCCTGTCCGGCGCCCGGCCGGGCCCCAAGCGGGCAACCCGGATCCCCCGAGACGACCTGCAGCCCCGGGCGGAGCCTTGCCTCCAGCCGCGGACCGGGCCTAGAACCCGGCACCCCCCAGCCAGGCGCCCGGGCCGGTGGCGAGGTCGATCAAGAAAGCCCCGACCCGAACCGGCTGGCGGAACGCCGGATGGCGGGCCGGTTGGGCGAGGTAGGCGGCCTGTTCGCGTTCGTCCGCCCGCCCGACCAGCCGGCCGGTGGCGGGGTCGACGCGAACGAAAGCCGGGTTGCTGGGGCTGAGCCGGAACCAGTCGAGCGCCGTCTCACTCACGAGCGAACCGGGCCCGGGCATCGGCCCACCGCTGCCGAACCGCCCACCGGAGCCGCCAGTAGCGGCCTCGCCACTTCGGGATCGACTCCAGCTCGACCTTCGAGGATGCCGGAACGGCCCCGACGATCAACCATCGGGTGGTGACCTCCCGCCCGGGGCGGGCCGGGCCGTCCTCCGGCATCGTCGTCAGGTCCAACGCCATCCCGACGAGCTGCCGAAGATCCCCGGAGAACATCAACGTCACCTCTCCGGCCTCGATCTGCCGGCGATAGAACCAGGCCAACAACCGATCGATCGGGTCACGAAGCTCTTCGCGTTTCATGCTCGCACCACCATCTGCCGGGCGCGCGCCCACGCATCTCTGATGCTCATGCCGAGCGCGCGCCCTTGCTCATAGGCCGCGCCGAGACGGATCGTCATCACGTGCGCGGTCCCAGTGCCGCATGTGATGCACGGCTCGTGGTCGCCCAGCACGTACTCTTCCGTGCCGCCCGTGGGCTCGACGGGATCGTTGGCTCCGCACTCAAGGCAGTGCCAGTACAACTCCTTCATTGCGGCCCCCGATCCGGCGTGTTGTCGTACCAGTCTTTCATCGCCTCACCTCCCGGCATAGCTTCACCAAGATCGCGATCGCCCCATCACCCCTCCTGGTTCTCGCGCTCGAAGAGCTTCCGGTGCTGGATCCAACTCGGATGGAAATTGCCGTGGAGCGACCGGGCGGTCGGGTTCGGCACCGCGCCGAACGGGCTCAGCGCGGTGGCCTGGTGCTCGAACGGGCTCCAGTGCCCGGGCTCTTCCGGTCGATCGGCGTGCTCCAACCGATCGGCCAGCGCCCGGTCCTCGTCCGGCCGGCTGACGCCTTCGTGGTTCAGGTAGCTGACCCGAGCACACCGGCCGGTGGAGATCCGCACCAGCGGGTGGCGGAAGCCGGCCGCGCCTTCCGGGACGTCGTTCGCCTTCTCGGCATCGAGGACGAACGGCAAGTGCCACTCACCAAACCGGAGCTGAACCGGCGCCCGGGTCTCGAGCACCTCCCCGATCAACTCGGCCAGGACGCGGAACTCCGGCATCGCCGCCGGGTGGGCCCGTTGGTGAAGGAAGCCCCGCCAGTGGGTCGCCGTGATGAGGGTCGTGATCGACATCCAGGGTTCGATCAGCCGGTTGGCCAGCTGCTTGTGGAGCCCGACCCCCTTCCAATCCGGGTGGGCGCTCCCTAGGTCGCTCAGCTCACGGGCGGCCCGCAGCATATCCAACCGGGCGGTCGACCACCGCTGCTGCGCGTACTGACGAGGCGTAAGGTCCTCATACCCGCCGTCGCGGTTCATGACCGACCGGCGATCCGCCTCCTCGTCCGACAGCTCGCCTTCGGCCTGCATCCCCTTCTGCTCGGCGCCCCAGAAGACCGGGGCGGCCGGGTCCTTCCAGACCCGGTCCTGAAGGGCCCGGGTCGGGATCGCACGCGAGCTGGCGGCATTCCGGCTGAAGACCCGGTGGGTCATCACCTCTGAGTGGATGAAGCGCGGATAGGTGCAGGCCAGCGTCGTCAGCCGACTGCCGGCCGGGTTCCGGTTGTCGGCCACGACCTTGACCGTGATGCCTTCGCGGGTGAGCGTATGGAAGCGGGGTTCCGTCATGACCCCCATCTTCCCTCGTCAGCGGATCGCCTCGACGACAACCCGCCGCCCGGGCAGCCGGGCCTCGATCTCCTCCGGGAAGCCGAAGAAGACCTGGCCTCGTTCAAGACCGCTGCCGGGCTCGACCCACCGGACGGTGGCGTGACGCCGACCCAGCCGATCGGGGGCGCCGGAGTACTCGACCTCGAACACCAGATGGCGGACAGCCGACCGGTAGCGCCACTCCGGGTCGGGCCCGCATCTCGGGCAACCCTCTCGCCGAACCAAGACCGCTCGGCCGACCACCCGGTAGCGGGACCCACACCGGCAGACGACGAAGTGCCAGTCGGCCGCCAGGCCTCGGTACTGGTCCGCCGCTAGGCTAGCGTTCCTCATCATCGGCAGGGCGGTCGGGTCTCGTCGGGCCATCGATCGCCATCTTCCCCCGGCCGGCCAGGACCGTCAGCTGATGGGCCCGGCGGACCAGGACGGGGAGCCAGTCGTCGGCCGGGTTGGCGTTCGCGATCGTGATCCCGAGCCGCAGCAGGTCGACCGCCTGGACCGCCAGCGCGATCGGGCCGGCCCGCATCCCGGCCGCCCCCCACTGGACCCGCAACACCAGATCGATCTGCCCGACCGCCTTCATGACGCACCCGTAGTAGACGTCCGGCCGCACCGGGGCGCGGAGGAGCTTCCGGCCCACGCTCTCCTGCAGGGCCGCCAGGCAGACCTCGGCCGCGCACTGGATCAACGCCACGACCTCGACGTGCCCGCGGTTCACGCTTCCCCCGTCTGGTCGTAGGCCAACCGGGCCCGGGCCTCGAGCGCGTGGAGGAGCGTTGGGTTCTGGTCGGGCTCGAAGCCGAAGCTCCGGTGTTGGAAGCACCACCCGTGGGAGATCGTCGGCCCGTCCTCCGTCACCAAGACGAAGATCCGATCGCCGATCTGGACCGGCGCTCCGCAGACCGAGCATGTGGAATTCACCTTCACCCGACTCCCTCTAACAACATCGACGCCATCTTCCCCCGAGAACGCGCGTTCTCATTCCACGTCGGACGGGTCCGGCCCCTGAAGCTCGCGGAACAGCTCATCCACGTCGTCGCTCTCGATCTGCCGGTGCCCGGTGATCTCCCGCGCGACCGCCTGGCTGATGCGGCTGATCAGCTCCGAATCGACCGGCAGCGGGGGCGGGTACCGGGGCGGCGGCGGAGTCGGCCCCGAGACCGGCCGCTTCATCGTCGGGACCGGCTGGCTGGGTTGATGAGGCCTAGGAGGCAGGACCGGCACCGGACCCTGAACGTAGACCGGGGCACTCGGCGCCTCCCGCGACCCGGCCGGTGCCTTCAGATCCAACGCCTGCCAGGCCCGCTTCAACTCGGCCAGCAGGAAGCCGGTGTCGCGCAGGAAGTACATCGTCGCGTAGTGGTAGGCGGCCAGGACCGCCTCCGGACCGCCCGAGTGGGACCGGAAGACCTGCTGGTGGCGCTGCTCGATCAAACGGAACCGAGCACGCGGATCCATCGCCGCCTCCTCGACGGGCGTCAACGGCGGGGGGCGGATGTCCTCCGTCATGCACCGAGAATGAAGGGCAGAACGTTACGGTTGCAAGCCACCTTCTTGCGTCGGTTCGACCGCCGACCGATGAAGATGCCAGACGATCGTCTTCAGGCTTAGAGAAGGTTTCACGTGCCACACCTGGCCGCTTACGTGCCAGAAGTAGGACCCATCCGGGCACGGATCCAACTGGCCGACCGACTTCATGTGGGCGACCTGGCGGTCCCACGCTTCCTGCGCTTCAGGGTCGATCATTCGACCTCCCAGATGTCGTGGTCCAGCTCGTCCGCGCCGTCGGGCCCGGGATCGACCGCTACGTCGGGATCGTCCCCCACCTGGCAGTCGCCCTCGTGCTCCTCCAGGCAGGCCCGGCACAAGCCCACCATCGCGCAGATCGGGCACTCGCGCACGAGCGCCAGCCCGGCCAACAGCTGGCCACAATGCAGACAGGGGGACTCTGGTTCCATCACGGGACCATCTTCCCCCCGCTACCCGGTCGGGTCGATCTCGGGGATCAGTTGGTCATCGTCCGTCTGAAGGCCGACCGCGCAGGCCGGGCACTCCTGTCCGGCTTCGTCCACCATGGCGCCACATCGCTCGGTCGTCCACCGCCAGTCGCCCGGCTGGTAGACGCCCGACCAGGGGTCCTTCTCCATCGTCCGGATGCGACGACGGCGAAGGCGGCGACAGGTCGGGGTGGATCGTATCGACGGCAACCATCACCTCAGCAACGCCCACAGAGCGTAGCTGAAGATGGCCGCCAGGGCGACGATCCGGAAGGCCGTCACCGCCACCACATCGACGCTCCCCGATCGTCCCAGAAGGCCCCCAACACCGACCGGGCGATCGGGAGCGGTAGCCGGGCGATCGGGCTCGGGTTGACGAGGATGTAGCCGGGCGATGGCGGAATGACGATCCACCCCACCCCCAGGAAGTCGACCGACCGCTTCGTCGGGCCACCGCCCGACTGCACCACACCCCCGGTCCCCATCACGAGCCGGCTGTTCATCAGATCGACGACCCGGTAGGGGAACATGCGCTTCGCCGGCTCGGGGAGCTGGTAGTAGAGATGAATCCCGTGAGGGCTCTGGACCGTCAGCGTCTCGAGCTTGCGGGCCGACAGCAGGCCCCACTGCTCGGGCCAAAAGAGAGCGTAGTCCACGTCGACGACGCAGATCCCTTCCGGGATCTCACCACCGACGGAACGAGTTCCCGCCGCCGAGACCACGATCCCCGGCCCGTCGTCGTCGGTTGAGAACCGGACACCCTGATGCGCCTTCTTTCCCTCGCTCAACACCAGGTCCCTGAAGCCCACTCGGGAGATCATGTCCTTCAGCCGGTCGAGCGGCTCCATCACAGCTTCACCCCGAAGCCCCGTAGCTCAAGTCGTAGCACCTTCGCCATCCGCTCCGCCATCGCGAGCGCGTGAGCCCGCTCGACCGCGTGCCCGCTCATGCTCAGGTGAGGCTCGCCCTCCGGCGTCGGGGCCTCGCGCTGAACCAGGAAGTTCCAACCGGTCGCGCTCCGGTCGGGGTAGACGTCCACCTGAATACCTTTGATCGCCTTCATGGATTCGATCTTCCCCCCTGCCCCGCCCCCCAGGAGCGCACCCGCCGGGGCCTCGTCCGCCCGACCGCCCGACGCTTCGCCAGATCGGCCGTCTGGGCCTTGTGGCAGGGCCGGCAGAGCGCCCGACCGTTGGCGGTACCGAAGTCCCCGCCCTCGATCAGCGGGACCGTGTGGTCGGCCTCCAGGAGCGACCGCGACAGGTCGACGCCCCGTCGGGCGAGCCACCCCCTCAACCACGAGCCCAACCACCGCCGGGGGTACGACCGAGGGCGGTGACGGCGGCCCGGATGGCGGAGGGCCCGCCGGAGAGCCGCCTGCTCCCGATCGAACCACCGGCCGACGAGCCGCGACTGACGCCTCAGGATCCGATCGTACCGCGCAATCAACCAGCGGACATCCCACCCGCACAGCGCACACCGGCCGTCCGAGGCGTCCAGGACGGCCTTCCGGAACCCGGCCGGCGTCCGGTCGGTGTAGTGGTCGACGCACGCCTTACTACACCAGGTCTGCCGGCCCTTCGGTACCTCGGTCCCGCACTGGCGGCACAGCCGACGGCCGTTCGGGCCCCGGTCCTTGGATTTCCAGAAGGGCGGCCGGTAGCGGCGATGGTCCATCACCGACCAGCTTCGGCCTTCTCCCGTCGTTCGATCTCGTGCGCCAGGTACCAGGCCGCCTTCTTGAGATCGACCAACGATGACTCGTCGCCCTTCTTCCCCGCCCGGGCGACGTACTTGACCACGTTGCCGAGCGTGAACCCAATCTGCCAGGCGTCCAGGACCTTGATCACCTCGTAGGTGGTGTCGCCGCCGTAGTGCGGTGGGTGGTTGACCTTCTCGTCGTCGGGGCTGCTCATCGGCACCCATCTTCCCTTCGGACGGGTGGACTAAACAAGAACGCGCGTTCTCGGCCCTAGTCCACCCGGGGGATCCGGTAGAGATCGAAGCTGGCCAGCTCGAGGCCAAGGTGGCGGACCGCCAGCTGGCCGAACCACAGGTCGGTCGGCCCCGGGCCCTCGTAGACCCAGAGCCGAACCTCCACTCCGCCGGCCGGGCGATCGAAGGTCTGAACCTCGACGACGGACGGGATGCGACGGAGTGCCTGCACGAGCGATCGGGCCGTCACGCCCGCATCGTCACTCACCCGAGGCCGGCGAAGGAACCGGACGAACGCGAACCACCAACCGCTCCAAACCGTACCGCCGAATGTTGCGGTACAGGGTCGCGCGCCCGATGTTGAGCATCCGGGCCGCCCGCTGGACGCTTCAACCCGCCCGGTCCAGCGCCCACTCGCACGCCCGGGCCTCGTACCACTCCATCGTCGCCACGCCGGATCCGAACTCCACCGTCGGGCCGCCGTCGCAAACCTTCTTCATCGATCCCCCGTTGGGTTCAGGTCGCCCCGGTGACTGACCCCCGGCCGAGGCGCCCGGGCTGAAGCAACGGCAGACCCGGTCGGCGCTACGCCCGGGGTCCTGGCTGTCGGTCGCCCCCATCTTCCCCTGGGTCACCTCCTGAAAGGTAGCGGCCAGGTAGTGGCGGATCGTCGCCGCCTCTTCGTCCGGCCAACGAACCCCCAGACAGTCCGCCATCGTCGTCAGCACTTCGTCGGTCACGTCCCAGTAGCGCGCCTGCACCGGGCCGTAGTCGACGGACGACACCTCAGAAGGGCTGTTGATTGCGGTCATGACTACTCCTCCAAACTGGCCAGCTGCAGTTCGACTCGCTTCAAGTCCCACCCGAAGGCCGGATCGTCGTTCGCCAGCGCCATCAGCCGGCGACGCTCCGCCTCCAATCGCTCCTCCCGCCCGGGCAGGACGGACACAACTGGCGGCCGTGGAACCGGCGTCCCGGGGTAGCCGCGCGGAATCGGGGTGTCGGGCCCGGGCTCGGTTGAGACCGGGCAACCCTCGCGAGCAAAGAACTCCATCAGGGCCCGACGGATGACGTCGCCGGTCGAGACCCGATAGCTGGTCCGCTCCGCCTCCCGCTCGGTTTGGAATTCGGACTCCATCGTCAACCCTCCGACTTCTCGGGCGGAACGATCGGACCGAGCACCATCGACAGGAGTCGCTCCAACGTGAGCGGCTCACCCAACTTACCCCAGTCGGCCAACCAGCAGAGCGTCTCCCCGGTGGCCCGGTAGCTTCCGCCCTTGTAGGCCTCGAAGGTCTGACCTTCCGCCGCCCGGGCGACCATCATCATCTGGCGAACCGTCGTCTCGCGCCCGGGCGCAAAGGCGAGATCTTCGTAATAGCCCCGATACGAATCCGCGGAACCGAACCCGGCCGACACCACCTGGTCAGGGTCGAACTTCTCCAGGGCTTTAACCAGGGCGGTGAGCGTCAGGCACGATCCTCGTTCCATACCCCCATCTTCCCCCGAGAACGCGCGTTCTCGAGGTCAGCAGCCCACCACCTCGCCGTCAGACCCAACGCTCGCTCTTGATCGAGTCGCCAACGACCCGGCTGTAGGCCGGGATCGGGTAGTTGGGCGGAGGGTTGTAGACCTTCTGCTCGATGCAGCTGAAGTCGGATTTGATGTTCTGCCACAGGATCGACCAGCCCTTCTGCTTCAGGATCCAGTGGGTCGCGTCCGACTCGTGCCAGGGCGTCCCGACGTACATCACCCACCCCCAGGGCTCGAGTCGCGACAGCCAGACGTTGTCGATCGCGTCGATCACCTTCTCCCGAAGGGCCGGCTTCTCGAGCGTGTTCCGGAAGTCCACCACGTCGTCGAAGAAGTAGCCGTCGCACCGGGCACCGACGCCCGAGCCGAGGACGCCGAACGCCTGGAGGGTCGGGTCGATCGAGAAGCCGGGTCGCTTCAGGTAGATGCTGTGCTGCGTCCACTCCTTCGGGGCGCCGCTGGTCCGCGCCTCCTTGGCCGTCATCTCGCGCACGTGCGGGTAAAGGCGACGGTAGGCCGCCTTCTTGAGGATGCTGCTGACCGCCATCACGCGGTGCTTGGCGTTGTTGTCGACCGAGCTGACGAGCTTAATCCGTTGGTTCACGTCCCGCCCGATCTCGTAACTGGCCCGGCTGACGATGTTCCGCACCGTCTTGCCGTGGCCGAAGGGGGCGACGATCGCGCAGTAGAGCCCGGCCGCCCGGCAGGCTTCAAAGTGAGCGTCCCAGATCCGGTGGATGCTGGCGGATCGGATCGGCCGACCCTTCTCATCAGCCACGACCGCTTCGGTGAAGGCCGTGTGGCTGGTCGTCATCCGGAGTCGGCCCATCTTGAGCCCGATACCGAGCGACCGCCGGAGATCCCGGAGCCGCTCGGTATCGAGATCGTTCACGTTCAAGACTGCCGTCACGCCGCCTCCAAGGCCTCGAACACCAGGTCGCCCGTGGCGTCCTGCTGAACCCGCGTCAGTAGCTCGCGCGCCAGGCGGTCCAGGTCTGCCGACCCACCACCCATCGCGTGCCGGAGGGCCGCTTCCTCCAGCTCCAACCTGATCTGCTCAACTGTCCGTTCCATCGCCTCCTCCCTTCAATGAATCTCCGGTCTACCGGTCACCCCTTCCTGGCGCTGCCACTGAAGGTTCAGTAGCTTGGTCGCCAGCTCGGTCCCGCGCCCGGCCGCCAGATCGGCGATCGCCTGCTGGAGGCCCTCGACCCCCAGCTCCTCGATCAAGGCATTCAGATCGTCGTCCGTCACGCCGTCGGCCCCGACCGGCGCCACCATCTGGACGATCTCCCCCGGCTCGCCGAGGTGCAGTCGCATCATCGTCATCGCCTTGTGGGCCATCTGCTGGATCCGCCAGGTCGTCTGCGCGTAGCGGTCAAGCAACCGCAGACCATCCGCCACCGTCACCTGACCGGACGCCGCCAGCTGGCCGATCTTCTGACCGATCGACCGCGCCAGCTCGTTCATAGCCGGCCCGACCAACCCTAGGTTGCCCAGCTGGCCCATCGCGACGTTGACGGCCGACCGGGCGACCAACGCCTCCCGGCTCCGCTCCTTCACGGCGTCGACGACGACCCGCTCGGCCGCCTCCCGGTAGGGCTCGAGAGCCTCGCGCTCGGCCTTCAGGTCCGCCCGTTCGGCGTCGACCTTCGCCTGAGCGACCGCCAGCCGGGCCTGCTCGGCCTGGATCCGCTCCCTCTCCTCGTCGCCGAGCTTCAGCACCACCGCCCGCCGGATGCGTCGGCCCTTCCGGACCTTCATCGGCTCGCTCACGACCAACCGGGCCGCCAGCTTGTCGGTCGGGTCATCGGCCCACAGGCCCTCGCGCCGCAGCTGGTCGCGGATCGGCTCCACCGAATAGTTGCGCTGGCCGTCGAGCCACATCCGGGTGACGGTCGACATCGAGACCTCGATGCCCTCGCTCTTGAGCGCGCGCCACACCGGCGTCGCCTTCCCGGGCGTCAGCCGGTAGAGGGCCACCATCCGGGCCCGGAGCGCGTCATCGATCTTCCGTCCACCGATCGGCCGGCCAGCTCGGCGCCGCTTCGGATCGGGCGCTGTATCGTCTCCCATAGTGCCGAAACGGTACCGGACCCATTCGATTGCTGCAAGGGGATATCGGAATCAAGCCTCCTCGACGTCCGTGACGTTCAGCTCCACCAACAGAACTCGCCAACGTTCGCCGCCCGGGAGGTCGATCGGTTGAATGGTCGCCGGCACGACTCCTGTGAGGGCATCCATCAACCGCAAGGTCTGGCGCGTCTTGCTGGTGCAGCCCCGGAGATGGTGCTGCCCGCAAACTCGGCGAACCTGCCGGTCGTCCGTCTTAGACTTCATCTTCTCCTTCACGACGGGTCGCTACCGCCTCGGTTCCGTCCAACCGAACCCGCTTTCCGCAGGCCTGGCACTTGGCCTTGCGGACATTAAAACCGAAACCTTCGCGCGTGTCACCGCAGTGCGGGCAGGCTTTGAGCGGCTCACTCACCGTCGCCTCCGGGGACGACTTCCAATTCGACGGCTTCTGCTTCGCCCGGCTCCTCAGCTCCGTCTCGGCACTCGGCTTCTTAGGCATCGTCTCCCTCTTTCTTCATCTCGGCCACGAAAGCGTTGTAGGCCTGCACCGCTCGGTACAGCACCCCGTAGGCCTCGATCGCCGAAACGTCGGTAAACCGAACCTCTACCAACGCCTGAGCCGCCACCACGATCGCGTGCTCAAGATCCGCAAGTCGTTCCGGCTCCGTCAGGTCTCCGACCTCGGTCTTCAAGGGAGCGTGTCCTCGAACCGCTCGTGCTGCGGGCCCTCAACCTCGAAGGGCTCGATCAGGCCCCGGAGGGCGGCCAGCCGGAGCGGGATGTTGTTCCCGGGTCCCAGCTGGTTGTTGACCCAGCCGGCGCACGCCCGTTCGGCCCCGACGGGCGTCTCGTGGCAGGCCATCATCCGCAGGGGAGGGAACGACGTCCCCTGGGAGGCGATCGTACTCCGGAGTGCCCGGTGGGCGGTCTCCGAGTAGCCGTTGGGGATCTGGGTCGGGTCGGTCGAGACCTTCCAGGGGCAGAGTCGGCATTGCTTCATGCCCTGAATCTTCCCTCGTCAGCGGGTCGGCTTCTTCTTCGCCACCGACGGCCGGGCCCGCGTGTAGGGGACCGGCTCGACGTTGATCACGACGTCGATGATCGACTTCTTCTTCTCCTCTTGGGCACGCAGGAAGTCTCGATGGACCTCCGCCTGACGCTTCAACTCGAAGGCCGCCACCGCCTCCACGCTCTCGTAGACCGGAGTCCACTTCGTCACCAGATAGATCTGCTTCTTCATCGACCTCTCAGCATGGTCTGCACCCGACCGCGCGGGCACAGCGGCGAGCACGGATGACGGGAGACCGTTGAGAACTGGAGATTAGCCATGAGTGAAGAAGAGAAGCCGTCCTGGCGGAGGGATTGGCTGCCGGCCCCTAATGCCTTCAGCCTAGATCTGGCTTGCGCGACGATCAACCGCGCGCATGGGGGGCTTGGTTGCTTCCTTGTTGGGTCGGCGCTGGAGCGCCGGACATTCCGGGACGTCGACGTTCGACTGATTCTTGAGGATGGGGATTTCGATCAGTTGTTCCCTGTCGACACCACCCGGTGGTCGCTGATGTGCGTTGCCTACTCGATGTGGTTGTCATCGGTCACGGGGCTTCCGGTGGACTTTCAGTTTCAGCGGCAATCACACGCTAACGCAGCGCACGCGGGACCTAGATCTGCGCTAGGGGTCTACTGAGAACCGTTGAGAAGATGAGGATCGCGCGATGAAGGGAGAACGACTGGCCGCACTTCTTGAGGGTCTCAACCTCGGCCCGAAGTTCGCGGATTTCGCCCATCATTGCATCAAGAACGTGCATCATCGTTCGGTGCGTGCTCTTGAGGTCGTTCAGGTTGTCACCCCAAAGGATGTTTATCCGAGCTTGCGTGTCCATCGCTCCTCCTTCATCGTGGCGAATATCAAACCTCAGACGTCTCGCCGCCGTGCTCAAGATAGGCCCACTCTGAATCGACACACTCTTGAAGCCTTGGGCCGGTTGGTAGCCGCCCGGGCTCGCCGTTGGCTACCTTCTGCTTCAAGACGCCGCAGTGCGCCGACCAGTCGATCTCGTGATGCAACCATGGGCACGCCCCACACTCCGACGGAGGCGTATCGCCAACTTCAACCCGAATCAGGTACATCCGCTTAGCCATCAACCCCTCCTTGCGTGGCGAAGTCAGTCTTCTCGCATGCTCTGAATGAAGTGCCCCACCGCCATCGCAGCCTGAGGCACCACCGCGTTTCCTAGGGCGGCGGCTCGGTCCACCCGTCCGGGAAGCCCATGAACCACTCGAGCCACATCGGGCTCAGAGGCCCACCACCGATCACCGTGTTGAGGCTGGGGCCGCCCTCGCGAAACCGTGACTCCCCCGCCCCCTTCGTGGCGGCGTGTCGAGTGAGGGTCGGTATCAGCCCCCTTCGCGCGAGCGACTGCAAGCTCAAGCGCTCCACCCCAAGGCGCCCCGCCGCCCCGCCGCCCTTGTTGCTCCCGTAGGAGGATGCCGTGAGCGTCGGCAACAACGAAGACCCGGGACCTCTCGTGCCACGCCCCGACGTCACTGGCTCGCACTCGAAGCGGCACGCTGGCATATCCGAGCCGGTGCAGATCGCTCCGCACACGGGGCACCCACTTTCGCCAAGTGTGGGCAACGTTCTCCACGACCACCCACCCTGGCCGGACTGCCCCCACGACACGCTCAAACTCGCGCCAGAGCCCCGATCGTTCTCCATGGTCGATCCCCTTCTGCTTCCCGGCGACTGACAGGTCCTGGCACGGGAACCCGCCACAGATCAGGTCTGCCGGCCGACCGCCGAACGCGGTCACATCCTCGAAGCGCTCCGCCTGGGGCCAGTGCCGCTCAAGGACACGCCGGCAGTACGGATCGATCTCCACCTGCCAGCGGGTCTCGCCGACCCCGGCCCACTCGAGCCCGAGCTCAAGCCCGCCGATGCCGGCAAAGAGAGATCCAATCGTCAGCACGGATAACTACTCCTTCGCCACTTCCACCGGCCGGCCAACCCCGCTCCGGTCGCGCTGCCAGGCTTCCAACCGTGCCTCGTGCTTCTCCATTCCACAACACGTAACCCGCAGGGATAGGACCGACTACCGGCCTAGGCTCGGCCCGCCTCTCTCTCCGCTACGCGCCGCTCCGTCCGCTCCAGCGAGGCGAGTTCGTACCGCGCCAGGCGCTGCTCCAGCCCCGCTACGCGCTTCTCCAATGCCTCGACCTTTTGCAGGGCCAGGCCAGCCGCACCCGTCTTCGCTCCGCTCATGATTCGTCCTCCCCGAGGGCGAGGGCGACGGACCCCTCGTCCTGCGTGATCCCGCATTGGTCTCGCCACGAACGCACCGCCTCCCGAAGCGCCTTCCGCTCGTCGAGGAGGGCCAGCACCTCCTCCGGGTCCAACACGCATGGTCGTCCATCGCGGACCGCCGTCCGCAGATCGTTGAGCATCGCCTCCGTGATCTTCATCGCTTCCCCTTCGCCCGGGCCAAGGCGCCCTTCAGGCCGGCGTTCGTGCGGCGAGCTGCCTTGAGTTGCTCGCGCAGGCCATCCACGTAGGCGCTCTTGCACTTAGGGCAATCGCCTCCAGCGCCGTCCTCCAGCGCCCACCACCGGCCGCACGCACGGCATCGCCGGGTCTCCATGTAGATCTCCGCTGTGAACTTCATCATCGCTTCCCCTTCTGGGCCGCGAGGCCCTCGCTTCCGAGCTCCGTCACCGAGACCTTCTCGAAGCCGATGCCCCAGATCTCCTCAAGGCACTTCGCCTCATCGCGGCACACCCACCCCACGCCCAGCTGCTTCCCGCTCGGCCCGCCGAGACCGGCCGGCCGCCCACCGGATCACCTCCGCGACCGAACCCTCCCGGTGGGCCGATCGGTCGTACGACCGCCCGCAGGCCCGACACATGAGCGACCGGGTCGGCATCGGTCCGAGGCAAACCGGACAGCTGACCGGCTCGCGTTCCCCCGAGGCGAGAACGCGCGTTCTCACCGGTGCTGCTCGCCGCCGATCCGGTTCGCCGCCTCCCGGAGGAGCGAGGCCGACCGGGTCGTGCCGTCGCGGTCATGCTCGCGCGCCATCCGGTTCAAGAAGACGACGACCCGGTCCTGCTCCTCGTAGAGGGCCAGCTGGCGACCGATCCACATCATCAGCAGCGAGTAGCTGGCGACCGACAGGATCAACAGGACGGTGACGATCATCGGGCCGGCTCGGTCCGGGTCTCCGGCACCCCCAGCTCGGTCCCGGACTGGTTGTACCAGCGGGTCCGCTCCCGGGTCGCGACGCTGAAGGCCGCCAGGCAGTCGTTCAGGTAGGTGGCGAGGATGAAGTCCGGCGTGCCGCTCTCGGTCTCCCGACTGTAGTGATTCAGCAGGGCCGCGAGCGCGACCTCGAAGGAAGGTCGGGCCGGCTCGACCGGTGGTTCTGGGGTGGTGGGTGGGTTCGTCATCACGCCCATCTTCCCCCCGCTACCGGACGATCGCCAACCGGGACCGCATCGTCGCGTAGGCGTTGGGGCTGTGGTGGGCCTGGATGACGATGCTGCGCCGCCGGTCCGCCACGCCGTGGCGGGGCTTCTGGACGCCGTTGCAGAGCCGACAGCGCTCGCAGGTCGACAGGTGACCAGCCTCGTCGGACGCCGGGCAGACGATCTCGTCCCCGAGCGGCGGCTCCTTCGGGGCGCCGAACGAACGGAAGGTCGTCCGGAAGGTCCGCCACCCGGCCGCCCGGGCGGCCACCTGCTCGGCTTCGGTGTCGACCGACGCCATCAGGAGCTGCCGATAGTGACGCTTCCCCCGGGCGCCCGGGTGACGCCAGAGGTGCGTGTAGCCGATGTGGGCCCGGGCCGGGCTGATGATGGTCCGGATGACGTCGAACGGAAGGACGAGCGGGTCACCGTAGCTGCCGATCCGCACCACCCGGCCGCCCACCAGACCGGCCAGCTGGCGGTCCTCCGTCAGGTAGGGGATCGAACCGGCCCGGTAGGCGTTCCACAGGTTCCCCAGGTGGCCCAGGTGGACGTAGCAGGACCGCGACCCCGGGTCCTCGGGATCGCCCCGCAGCTTGCAGTCGCCGCACACCGAAGCGTCCTGCCCCTCACGCCAGGCCTCGGCCGGCCGCCGGTCCGAGCGAAGGATCCACGTGTGGACGATGTCGCCTGTCTTGCGGTTCACGACGCTCGGCGACAGCGCCCGGGTGCCGATCAACACCACCGGGGCGTCGTCGATCCACGATCGGCCTTCCCACAAGACCAGCCGCCGGGTCATCGGTCAGGGCCCGTCCACGTAGAACCGCCCGCACACCGGGCACGGCACATCGTTCAGGTCAGAGGCCGGCGTCCAGCTGTCGGCCAGGTGAAGGCACCCGAGGGTCGGCTGCTCGGCGACCGGCTCGGCGACCGGCCCGGCCACCAGACGGTCGATCGCCTCCCACCACTCTGGCCGGGCCATGTGGAGCCCGAGCCGCGCTTGGTCGTACTTCGGGCTCATCGCCAGCTGGACGGCCTCGAGCCGCAGCTCCAGCGCCCGACAGCGGGCCTGATAGCGCTCCGCATCCCGTTGGGCGTCCGCCAGCTGCTCCGCCACCCGGGCGGCCGCGTGGGTGGTCTCACGCAGACGCTCTCGCAGGAGCGCCGCTTCTTCTTGGTCGTTCACCACTTCACCTCCGGCTTCGCCGCCTCGACGACCCGGCGGACCACGCCCGCCGGAGCTTGTCCAGCAGACCGGCCACCAACTTGTCCGACGAGCGGTTCGTCATGCCGATCTCGTGCTCGGCCTCCACGTAGGCCCGGACGTAGTGATACTCGGCCGCCGTCAGTTCGAGTGGGTAGCGTGGGCCCTTCATTCGCCCCCCCATCTTCCCCTCGGACGACCGGATCCGGAGACCGATCCGAGCCGGGGTCGCGAGCGCGCCCAGGCCTTTCTTCAGGCTCTCCTGGAAGCTGCCCTCCAGGTAGTCGTCGACGGCCGCGATGATGTCGCGCCGATGGACGCCCGACATCCCGTCGTACGTGAGGTCCAACTCGATCGTCAGCTTGACGGTCCGCATCACTTCAACTCCTTTGCGGCGGCTCGAAGCACACCCTGCGCCCGACGGAACGCCGCCCGTTCGGTGGGGGTGAAGAAACCTAGGGCGAAGTCCGGGTCGATCAACGGAAGGATTTCCGCTGCCTTCAGCACCGTTCGGATCTCCAACCCGGTCAGGTCCACGACCGCGCCACGGACAGGCTTCATCGCCTTCTGCGACGGAACCCCGTCGCCAGCTCGCTCGCCACCCGCTCCGTCCGAGGAGACCACTCGAAGTCGCCGCCCCCCGCGCCGATGCCGGCGACGGCGGACTGAAGGGCGTCGCTCAAGACGTTGAATTGAGGGTCGGTCAGGACCATGTAGATCATCTTCGGCATACGATCCTCCTGGCGGTTCTCGGGGGCGCCCGGGTCCCTACCCGACCAGCACCCCCGAGAACGCGCGTTCTCGTCCGGACTCGGTCGGGTCATGGACCACCAGCGTCGCGCCCGCCTCCAGGAGCGCGACCGCCGGTTCGATGAACTTCGGCGCCGCCACCGCCACGATGGCGGGGATCTGTCGGCAGATCTCCACCGCGGCTGGGAGCTTCAGGTTCCGGTAGTTCAACCCCCGACCGAACGGCCGGGCCCGGCCCTCCGTCGTGGCGCCGATCTTGTAGATCCGGGGATTGTCGCCCGCGCGCTGGAGCGAGAGCGCCAGGTGGGCGGTGAAGGTCGGCCATCCGCCGTACCGGACGTCCGACAAGTAGAAGATCGCCGTCATGCTAACCCTTTCGCCCGCTCCGTAACGCCACCAGCCGCTCCTCGGGGGTCCGCCGGGCCCGGACGATGTCGGACTGGCGGGCCCGCTTCACCTCCTCGCAGGGCTCGAGGCAGTGCTTCATCGCCTCCAGGGCGTAGAAGACGATCGAGTACCGGTAGGCGCGTGAAGTCCGCTTCTTGATGTGGCTGACGCCGTGGAGCAGCTCCGAGCCGTTGAACATGAAGAGCCGGTTCTCCTCCACGCTGAGGGCGATCCGGTAGGCGGGGAACACCAGATTGCCACCCTCCGTGTCGTAGCTGAGCGCCATCATGCAGCTCCACGCTCCGTGGAAGTTGCCGGCGTCGTAGTGGTAGGTCAGCTCGCTCGTCTGGTTGACGATCCCGCTCGTGAAGACGCTGCCGGGCATTCTGGTACCGGACGGTGCGCAGGAGCGGGATCAACGAAGCCGCGCCGTCGAGCGGCCGGTAGACGGCCACCAGCTGGTCGCCGTCGTAGAGGGCGGCCGGCCGGTCGATCACCAGATCGTAGTCGTCCTCCGAGACCCTACGATGCCGGAGCCAGCCCTCGTCGCTTGGATACTTGGTGATCTGGATCCGTTCCATCGGTCGCCTCGTAGTGGGCCAACAGGAAGTTGAAGACGTCCGTGTGATCTTCCAGCTGCGGGTTGGCGTGCATGATGGCCTCCAGCTTGGCGACCACCCGTTCGTAAACGTCGCCCTGGAAGTAGAGCATCATCCGCCGAACGTCGTTCGCCAGGTAGCCCTTCAGCATCTCGGGCGGGGTGGCGTCGCGGATGATCGGCGCCTCCTCGGCGACCGCCTCCAGGAGCTTCTTCAACTCCTTCTCGGTAAAGCCGACCGACCGGAGACCGTCATCAACCTTGCTGGTCTCTTGCAGCATGGCGGCCAGCAGACCTTCGTCCCATCCGCCGCGCTCGACCGCCCGGTTGTCGACCAGCAGGTAGTCCTGGGCCTCGCGCTCGCTCTCGAACCGGATCCCCCGGATGACCGGCACCATCCAGGCGCCGTCGTCCCGGACCAACACCCGGGGCGGTGGGTCCTCGCCGGCCTCCTTCATCTTGGCCAGCATGTCGAGCCGACCGTGGCCCGCCACCAACCGACCGGTCCCCTCGTCGACCGTCAGCGGCTGGACGAAGCCGAATCGCTTGATCGACGCCCCGAGGGTGTCCCAGTCGTGGAGCTTTGGATTCTTCGGCCAGCGTTGCAGTTCCTCGAGCGGCGTCAGGACGATCTTCATCTCGGGTGCGGTCGGCACTGGGGCGGGCTTCTTCTTGCGGGCTGCCATTTCGGATCTTCTACACCTTCACGTCCCGTGGAAGCCAGCCCAGAACCTCCAGGCCCTCGCGAAGGATCACGACTTCGGAGGAACTCAGGCCGTTCTCCACCCCGCTTTCGATAAGGCGGATCACGAACCGCTGAAGGCACTTCTTCTGCTGGTCGTACCGGTCCATCAGCGCCCGGTTGGCGTCCCGGGCGGCCTGCGCCTTCGCCTCGGTTGGGATCGGTTGAGCCCCGTTGGGGGCCGGTAATGCGTCGTTCATCGTCGTCTCCTTGAAGAGGCTCAGCTGCCCGGGGGCGGTCGGCCGCTTCGGCATCGGTCTAGGCGCCGAACTCCAGCAGCCTGCTGGCCACTGGCCGCAGCCGGCCAGCCAGCCCGGGGTTGTGGGTCACGACCACCACCGGCCGCTCGCGCGCGACTTCGACCAGTACCTCCACGACGGCCCCGATCCCGTAGTCGTCCAGACCGTCGAACATCTCGTCCAAGAACAGCGTCCCGCCCTGTCGAGCGTGCGCGTACTCCGACACTCGGGCGAACGCCAGCACGAGCGCGACATCGATCCGGCGTCGCTGGCCGGTCGAACAGGCCCGGTAGCCGTGGCCGCCCCCCACACCTTCGACCTCGACCGACAGGGTGTCGACCGTCCGGCCCGACTTCAGCTCGGACGTCGAACGAACCCGGATCCGGAAGTCCGGCTCGATGGCGATCTTGGCCAGATGCGAATTCGCCAAAGACTCGATGCCGTCGAGCGCGCGCCCGAGCACCTGCGCCCGAACGCCCCGAAGCCCCAGCACGACCTCGGTCGCCTGTAGCTCGGCCCGCTCGGACTCGACCGCCGCCAACGCCTGGTCGGCATCGGCCTCCGCCTGAAGACCGCCCGACAGCTCGGCCTCCAGCCGTTCGATCGTCGCCTTGGCGCTGTCGATCTGTCGCTGGGCCGCCTCCGCCACCCGGGCGGCCTCGCGCAACCCCCGAAGGGAATTCGTATCTTCCTCGATCAGCCGGGTGATCTTCAGGAAAGACGCTTCGGCGGCCTCTAGCGCGTCCGTCTCGTCCTTCAACTGGACCTCCAACGCCCCCTGCTCAGCCCTCAGGCGCGCCAGCAGGGGGGCGGCTCCCTTCATCGTCCGCTCGCACGTCGGGCACCGGTCGTCGCCCAGCTCGGCCAACCGGGCCTCCAGCGCCCGCAGCTTTCCCCGGGACTCTCCGGTCTTCTGATGGAAGCTGGATACCAACGCCCTCGCGTCCGCCTGAGCGCCCGAAAGCTCCGACGCGCCATCCTCCAATTCGGCCAACCGAACCGGATCGGTGTGCGGCACCGCCCCCACCCGGGCCAGCACCGCCCGGGCGTCTTCTAGTCGGGCTCGCCGGCCCTCCGCCACCGCCAACAACCGGGCCTGGTCGGCTCGGATCCGATCCACCACCCCCGACGCCTGCTTGAGGGCCGCCCGACAGCGGTCCAACGCCAAGTCGAACCGGTCCAACCCGAGCAGCTCCTCCAACAGCCGCTTCCGCTCGGCGTCGGTGGCGGTGCTGAACCGCGACACGTCGTCCGAGCTGAAGACCGAGACCTTCTTCCAGACCTCGTAGGCGCCGACCATGCCCTCGATCTCTTCGCGAGCCTTCCCGACGGTCGGCCAATGGCGAATCTCACCGTCCGCCGTCACGACCTCAACCCGCTTCGAGCCAGCCTTCGTCACCGACCGGCGGAACTCGATCCCGTCCGCCACCACCTCGACCGAGCCCGGCTCCTTGGTCCGCCATGGCGTCTCGCCCCGAAGCGTCTCGCCCCAGAGCGCCGTGGCGACCGATTCGATCAGCGCGCTCTTGCCCGAGCCGTTCGGCCCCTCCAGCACGACGATCCCCCGGTCGGGGAGCCGGACCTCCCGGGCCTTCTGGTGGCCCATAAAACCCTCAACTTTGATTTCGGTGACGATCAACTGACCGCTCCTTCGGGTGGAATCACCAGCTGGTTCTTCCGAACCCACTCCTCAACGCCCTGGTGGATCCGGTCCACGATCTCCAACGCCTCCGCAAAGTGGTCCTGAACGGTCGGCGGCAACTGCTCGAAGTCGAGCCGGCGATGTTGGTTCTCGACGTAGACCATCGTCGCGCTGGGGATCAGCGGCTCCGACTCGGCCTTCCGGGCATAGCAGGTCGGGCAACAGTAGAACCGAACCGCCGGGGCGACCGACACTTCGCCGAACAGGAGCGAGACGTCGCCCGTCTGAAACCCCACATGGCAGAACGAGCACTCGTCGGCCGTGTCATCGGCGACCTTCTGGCAGTCCTCCCACCGACTCAAGATGTTGTTCATGCCCGCTATCTTCCCGCCAGGAAGCCTCGGCTCAGCTCCAACACCCGGCCGCGGTCCACATCAGCCGGCAGCTCCATCGCCTCCACGTAGGCGACCAACGCCGCCTCGGTCGTCTGCTGGCCGCTGGCCGCCTGGGCCGCCTCCCGGGCGGTCTTCTCGGATCGGGACCGGTCGGGGAGGATCTCCCAGCCGGCCAGCAGGCCCTCGGCCTCCAACGCGCCCAGCCGGGCCGCCACGGGGTCGATCACGTCCACCGACGCCTGGTACTCGACGAACAGGCTGTACTGCTCACGCTGCGGGAAGTTGCCGAACTCGGCCATGACGGCCCGCAACTCGTCGTCGCTCGACACCTTCACGAACCGCGGACCGGGGATCTCTTCGGCGTCGACCTCCATCGTTTCGGTGTCGAGCATGACCAAAAGCCCGTAGCCGTTTAGCCCTGGATTGTCGAAGCCGGTCGGGCACAGCGTGCCGACCTGATAGATGGCGGCCGGCGGGTCCTCGAGCTTCCACCGCTGGGCCGAGTGCCAGTTACCGGCGAACGCCCGCCGGGCCCCCGCCTTCGCCATGACGGCGTGCAGGTCCGCCACCGTGATGGCGTCGTCCGCCTCCCGCAACCAGGGCGGCGTCGAGTCGTCGGCCACACCGGCGTGGATTAGCAAAACGTCGATCCGAAATTTTTCCTTCAAAACCACGTCGACCTGCTTCCGGATCCACTCGGTCGAACTCCCGGGCCCGAACGGGATCGCCAAGAAGACGGTATCGGTCCCGGGCGGCACCGATAGGCTGGGCTCCGCCGCCACCATCCTGCTCATCGCCGCCATCGCGTGATCGCGAGGCGCCGGGCTCTTCTGGTCGTGGTTGCCCACCAGCAGGACCCATTCGGGGCCCACCATGGACCGCTGCGCCAAGTCGATCAGCTGAGGGATCGGATGGTGGGTGTCGAAGAGGTCGCCCAACAGGTAGATGGTCGAGCAACCCAACTGGTCGGCCCGTTCGCCCGCGCGCCTGAGCGTGTCGGCCACCAGCTGGGCCCGGCGATTGATCGAGGACTTCACCTCGCCGCCGAACCGAATGTGGTTACCGAGGTGGACGTCCGCCACGAACCCGATCTTCATCGGGCCCATCTTCCCGCGAGGCTACTTACCGGCGAGTCGGCGCTGAACCACCATGAAGGCGTCGTTGGCCCGGAGCGCCCCGACGGGCGTCAGGCTCACCAGCTGGGCCCCCAGGCGGTTGGATTTGACGATGGCGCCCTCGGCCTCCAGCCGGTTGAACGCCGTGTGGACGGCCGTCAGCGGAACGCCCATCGTGAACGACAGTTGGCGGGGATCGATACCGAGCGGCCGGAGACGCAGCTCCAACAAGAAGGACTCCATCGGATCGGCCTCTTGCGCGGGAGCCGGTGCCCGGATGGTCCTCGGAGAAGGAACGATCGGCTCGTCGATGGCCGGCTCGGCGGCGGGAGGCTCGGCGGCGGGAAGCTCGGTCTCGCCTTCGACGGACTTCGGGTCTTCGATCTCGGTCTTCTTCTTGGCCATGCCGGCACCCTAGCCGGCCGCCAGGTGGGCGATCAACCTTCGTCCGATCGGATGACCCGGAGGACCCGCTGGGTCGACAGCTTCCGACCCAACGTCACAGTCTCGACCACACCGGCCACCAGGTACGACAACCGGACACTCTCCTCCCCGGCGTCGTCAGGTAGCAGGATCGCCCAGGCGGCCCGGATGGCCAGGAGGGCCCGCTCGGCTTGAATCGGATCGCCGATCTCGGTGGCGAGGAAGACCCGCAACCGGTCGCTCAGATGGTCGGTCAGCACAGACCTATCTTCCCTTGCGCTTGTCGAGCAGCGCCAAGTCGATCTCGTGAAGGATCGACGCCGTCTTGGCCTGGTCGACGTAGCAGTCCTTCAACGTGAACTTGTGACCGCCAAACTCGAACCGAGACCCGATCGTCAGGTTCTTCGGATCCGGCCCGACGACCACCTGCTGACCGATCGCCTCGTGGATCAGCTCCCGGGTGGTGTCGAACCCGGCCGGACAGAGACCTCCCCCGGTGGCGGTATAGAGCACCCCCGTCTGGAGCGCCGGACCATGCTTGTTCTTCATGATCTGGAAGCGGTGCCGCTTCCCCACCATCGGCACCCGCTCATCGTCCTTCGTCTTCGCCAGGTCGTTCACCAACCCGGCGAAGTTAACCCGGACCTGCATCATCGCCTCGAAGATCAACGCCTCACCACCCCGGACCTTGTAGTCCGGCGTCCACGCACCCCCAGCCGACGCCTGGCTGGCGGTCTCGTGCGCGATGATGGCGAAGATGATGTCGTCGTCACCGATCCGGGGCCCGAGCGCGATCAGCCACGCAGCGTTCATCTGCGCCTGCTGGCGCCCGACACCGGCCCGCAGCGCGTCGCCGCCGTCCTTGCCCCGGATGTTCTTCATCAAGCTGGCGGGCGACATCTTGCTGATCGAATCGACCACCACCAACAACGGCGTGCCGGGCTTGATGTCGCCCGACACCTTCCCGGCCTGATACCGCTCCAACAGGCCGTCCGTCTCCTCGACGATCTCCTCGTACGAGATCGGGTCCTTCTTCTCCCCCCGACCGGTCCGGCCGTAATAGAGGCACCGATCGCCGTCGACCCCCATGGCGCGGAACCACCGCTTCGTCTCGGCCGACAGCTCGGCGTCGATGAAGGCCGTGATGCCGCCGACCCGTTGGACCGATTGGATTAACCCGACCATGAAGGCCGTGTTGTGCGTGACCGTGAAGTCGCCCATCAGAAACCGACCGTCGCCGTCCAACGTGAAGCCGAAATACTCACCCTCACCGAGCGGTACCACCTTGAACCGAGTGTTGGTCGGATCCTTCCGCGGTTGGGGGCGGGCACGATGACGCTTCCGCTCAATTCTCAACGGGATCTCTTCGACCGCCCCGGCGATGTAGCACCTCCAATAGTCCCCGTACCCAGGAACCTTCTTCCGCTTCATCGAAGCGTAGAAGCCCAGCGACCTGGCCAGAAAACAGACCGCTTCCGCGTAGTCTTTCCTCTTCTGGGTGATCTCGTAGCCTCTTCGATCTCGATAACCATCGGTATCGAGCCAGCCGGCCAGGAACTCCAGCCTGTCATTTCGGCTGGCCAGCAGATACCGCCTCGGGACCATCGCGTCAGGCCCCACCATCTCGCGGAGCCAGTCGAGGAGCGGGTTGGCGGCTCCCTTCCGATTGACGATCCGGTACGACGGACACCGGTCCAGATCCGACTCCGTAACGGTGCAGTCAAACCGGGCCGCCACCTCCCAACAGAGCTGCCGGATCTCGGGATCCGGCTTGCTGAGCTGGACACTCTCCAGGTCCTTCCGACCATCACCAAACCACGCCCCCAAGAAGTACGGCTCCGTAGTCCGACCCTGCCAATCCCACTCCACCCCGACGCTAAACTGCCGACGCTCCGCCCGAAACGTGTCTGATCCACTCAGGTAGGTCTCGAGTGGAACGTCCTCGATGGTCGTCACCCCGTCGTAGATCCGCCGAAGGGTCAAAATGTGGGCGTCGTTGCAGACCCACGGCTCGCCTCTTTCGGGCTCGATCCGGTAGAGCGGACCTCGACCCGAACCGAGCGCCAGCACCTTCCTAGGTCGACTATCGGGACCCAGCAGAACGTCGCCGATCCGAACGTCCTCCACCGCCACCTGTCGACCGTCGTGCGTCAGGACCAAGGTTCCCCGACCTAAACACTTGCCGGCCGCCGGGGGGCCGTGGATCAGCCACGTGCAACCGAGCGGCGCCCCGCCGACCGACGTCGCCCGGTTGAACGACCGGAAGATCGTCGGGACCGACGTGAAGTCCTCGACGTCCGACATCCGACGCGCCAACCGACTCTTGCCGGCCAACATCGTCAAAACGTCGGACATCTTGGGACCGCGGATCGTTCGCGGCTTGCGGTTCACCAAGTCGGCTTCCTCACCCCACCCGAAGTCGCCGGGGGCGGCGGGGCCTCGGCCGCGCCATCGTCCGCCTCGGCGCCACACTTCGGGCACGTCGGCTGGTCTTCCGGCCAGTCGGCCTTGCAGGCCGGGCACTCATACACCTGCACCTCCGGCTTCGTGGGCGGGGGCGGGGGCGCCTTGGTCGGCCGGACCGCCCGCTGGGTCCTGGCGGACGTCGTCGGGGGCGGCGGGGGCGGCTCGGCCGCCAGCTTCTCGACCTCATCGGTCGCGGTCGCCGGTTTCGCCGTGCGTCGTCGCCGGCTCGACTTCGGCGCCTCCTCGGTCTCGCTCACCTCCTCCTGCTCGTCAGGCGGGAACTTGGTCTTGGCGTACTCCTCGATCGCCGGGCCGAAGATGTCGTCGAGCGGGATCACGCCCACCTGGTCTTCCCGCAGCGCCAACTTGACCTGCTCCAGCAGCAGATTCGGATCACCCCGGCGGCACGACTCTTCCGACGGGGGAGGTGGGCCCTCCCACAGCTTCTGAATCGCCGGGGTGATCTTCGCCTCGGCGAACCGCTCGACCGTCGGGCCGCCGGTCGTGTGGGTCTTCCACAGGTAGGCGATCGGCTTCACCGAAGGATCCCCGGCGTCCTCGCCCAGGTGCTTGATGTCGGTCTCGACCCGCTCCTGGATCCGCTTCGCCATCGACCACCGCTCGTTGATGAACTTCAGCTCCGGCGTCTCGCCCGGGCCGATCGGCGTGATGAGCGAGATCAGGAACTGCTGCTCGGCCACGAAGTTGTCTTTGAACGACTCACGACCCTTCCCCAGCCCGACGAAGTCGATCAGCGTGATGTCGCGCCGCTCCCGGCCGGTGCCGATGAAGCTGAAGATGATCGTGTCGTCGCCCAGGTCCTCTCGAGCCTCGAAGTATTCGATCAACCGGCAGCCGGGGCAAAATTTGGCCTCGGTCGGTTGGTCCTGGCGCCGGGCCCGGTGATAGCCCTCCTCCTCCCAACAATTCCAAGGGAGCCACCCGACCGTTTTCTTGACGCCCGACTGGTCCTCTTGCAGCCGAATCTGGCGGAAGTTGTGGGTGTGGCGCATCACCGGCCCTTCGCGGTGGAGGACGTGCAGCAGCTCGCCCTTCTTCTTCCACCCGTCCAGCCAGCCGCCGCCGCCCGTCGCCATCTCGCGATATCCTGATCGTGTTGCCATTTCGGAGTCTCCTTCTAGCGCCGCTCTGGCGGCCGGTATGTGATCACCAGGTCCTTCAGGTCGCCGAGCGTCCGTGCTCGACCCCGCCAGGCCTCGTGAAGGTCTTCGAGTGTGTGGACGGCCGCCGCAAAGTCGGCCATCTCGCGTTTCCTTCGGCGGTAATCGTCGGACCAGTTGACCCGGACGAAGTCCTCCACCATGTCGATCGTGATCTGCTTCTTGATCTCGCCCGCGTCCTTCTTATCGCCAAGGACCTTCAGGGCAGCCGCCTTCTTCTCCTCCATCCATTCGGAGAAGATCTCCTTGTGGAACTCGTACTCGCGCCGGGCCCGGTTCTTGAGCCGGCTGGCCTGCATCAGCCGGTCCTGCACGACGTCCAACGCCCCGATCAGAATCGAGCCCGTCATGCCGTCGGCGCCGGACCGCAGCTCGGACGTCAGAAGCTGGTGGGTGGCCCGAACGTCTAAGTCAACGACGCCCCGAATCACCGGTTCGTAGATGACCGGGTCGGGGGCGGCTGGGGCGACCGGCGCCTCGGCCCAGGTTTTCTTCACCGATCGGGTGGGTTTTTGTTCACTCACGGGAGCTATCTTCCCGCGTCCTACCCCCACGTTAGACCAAGCGCACGAAGACCCGCCGCCAACCGTGGTTCCTCGTCCGGCCGGGCCGCCCGCAACGTCAGGTCGACTTCGACCCGGTCCGAGCCGCCAGGTCGTTGGACTGAGATCCACAACGTCACCGGTGTGTCGCCCGGGAACGCCTGGATGAGCAGGTGTAGACGCTTCGCCAAATCGGCCGCCCGGTCTTCCGACGACGGCTCGACCATCCGGATCACCACCCTCGGGGCGACGATCGCCTGGGTGGCAGGGGGCCGGACCGCCCGGGTGGGGCGAGAACGCGCGTTCTCGGGCTCCGAAGGACGAATGGGGATCCGGCCGAACAGATCCGGTTGATCGGGGTTGTAGTTACGCGGCAACAGGAGCCGGTCCCACCCGGCGTCTGGGTACGCGGCCTCCAGGCAACGTTGCGTGGCGGGGTAGATCTGCGAATCCCAATAGGTCTTCAGATCCAGCTCTGACTCGTCCTTCAGCGCCGAAGGGTGGACCGGGCCCGCTCGGGTCAGCAGGTAGGGGATCTTGCTCCCGGCGTCGGCCTGCATCCCCTCCGACAGCATCTTCTCCGCCACCTTCACCTGAATCGGCTTGGTCTCATACTGGTCGACGTCCTTCGTCAGGGCCTTGCGGAGCACCAGCTTGGACGCATCGACCTTGCCCTCCAGCACGTCCGCCCGGGCGGCCTCGACCATCTGACTCAGGGCCGCCGGGGGTTCGCCGTCCAGCACCATCTCGATCGCCAGCCGCTGGAGCGAACGGGCGGCCGGGCAGACGTCGGACCGGATCATCTCCAGACCCTTGATCGCCAGCGGAGCGTCCAACTTGGCCGGCTTCCCTTTGTAGACCGCAAACCGGCCGGCGTACTTCTTGGAGGCCGTCACCAGCACACGCGCGAACCGCTTCTCGTAGTCGATCGCGATCTCACCCGGTCGGGCGCCCGTGGGGGCCAGCACGCGCGGGATCATCTCCTGGTTGACGACGTCCTGAATGGCCTTCGCCTGCTCGTCGGTCGCGACGAAGGCGTTCGAGTCGGTGTCGCCGAAGATGAACTTGTGGCCCCGCGCCTTCACCTCCGCCATCGTGTTGGCCAGCAGCAGGCGGCCGACCGACGTCACGCTCTCGCCCAGCTTCGGCTCGAAATATCGGCTGTAGGGCGACAGCAAGACCCCGTAGAACGAGTTCGCCAGGACCTTGCACGCCATGCTGAGCGTGTCGGCGTCCCGCCAGGCCGGGCTCCCGACCTCCAGACCGGCTCGGCGCTGCTCGTACTGCTTCCGTTCCTTCAAGACGCCTCGAATTGCGACCGGGAGGTGGCCTTCCGGCGCCGACCGGAACCGCGCCACCAGGCCGCCGGTCAGCTGACCCTGAAGGTCGGTGTCGGGCACCCGCAGATCGCCATCGGGATCGAGCGTCTCGAGGCTCATGTTGAACGTCAGGATGATGGACGGGTACATCCGCGCGTAGTCGACCACCGCCACGCTGTCGTGGAGACCCACCACCGCCTCGGGGACGAACGCCCCCCGGGCGGCACCGCCGTATTGCTGCTCCTCCACCTTCCGCTTGCTGGGAAAGTGGTAGCCGGCCGCGTGGCCCCGCTGGAACAGCCGACCGTCGATCAACTTCGACGGGTACTGGCTCCACTCGTCGGGCAGTACCCGGCAGAGCCGACAGAGCGACAGGTGGAGGTAGACCAGCTGCGTCTTGGCCTCGATCTCCACCATCAGGTCGACGTCGGCGTCGTTGTACTCCCGCAGCAGCTCGGGGGCGTGCTCCCAACAGCGGACCATCAGGTCGCCCTGACCGTTCCAGCCGATCTCCCGGGCCCGCTCCTCCAGCTTCACTTTGCGGCGTCCCAAGACGTGGAAGCCCACATGGTCGAGCGCGTGGCTGCTCAGCGAGTCACCGTCGGTCGATTGGTAGCTGCGCTTGAAGATCTGGAGGTGATCGAGCCAGTGGTAGATGGACGGATCGAACGGCACGTTAAGAATCGCCATCCGGCTCTTCACCATCGGAAAGTCGAACCGAGAACCGTTCCACGCCAGGACGATGTCGTGCCGGTCCATGACGGATTTCAACTGGGCCAGCATCACCCGCTCGCCCTCGTCGGTCAGCGATGGAGCCCGGAAATGACCGCCCCCTTCGGCCGACCGCCAGCTGACCGACAGGATCCGATCGTTCCAGGGCGTCTCCCAGTCGGTGATCCGCTCCGTCTCGATGTCGATATAGAGCAACCGGGGGGTGTCCTCGAGCCGGTAGGTTGGATTCTCGATCAAGAACCGCTGCACCGGATCGACGTCAGCCTCCAGCGGATCGATCCCACGAGGCCGGAAGACCGCTTCGTCGAAGTAGCGGAATCGAGCCGCCCGGCTGGACCCCATCCGGATCTTCTCCGGCCAGATCACCCGAGCGTAGCCGCCCGGGGCGGGTTCGATACCTTCAGACCAATTCGTGGGGAACCGCTGAGCCTCGGCGGCTCGGACGTAGAAGAAGTCCGGCCAGCTGGCCTCTACGGGCCCCACCCGGGTGGCGATCTCGATGATGGCCCGGGTGGGGTCATATTGGGCGTTGAGAATGCTTACTTGGCGATCTTCATGACTCGGATCTCGAAGCCCTTCTCGCCGTGGTCCTCCAACCGCAGCATCGCTTCGCCGATCACGAATTGGGCGAACCGGGCGCCGCTCTTCTCCTCTTTCTCCCATGTTCCCTCGGCGATCTTCCCCTCGCGCAAGCGAGCGGTCACCAAGATAGTTCCCTCGAGGCCACGTCGCTCAGAGCGCAACCCTTTCTCGGCTCGCCGGGCCGACACCTCGGCTTGGAGATCACGGGTCGACGTCCCGTTTCGACGGGCGTCCTCCAACACCTGCTGGCGATCCTCGACTGGCGCCTTGGCGGCCACCTTCAGGATCGTGATCGGCATCCCCTTGGCCTGCTCACGCGTGAACGTCCGCGAGGCGTCGATCAGATCGTTGGCGTACCGCCGGGTGAAGTGGTGTCGACCTTCGACGTACTCACCATAGGACTTGTAGTCGCCACTCGCCCGCCAGAGATCTCGGTCACGGATCTGCATCAGCGCCTGCCCGAGATCCCACTGAAGCTCGGCCGCGTTCTGGCGGAAAGTGTCGATCTGCAGCTCCAACGTCGCCAGCGCCACCTTCGATTCGGCCTCGGCTTCGGCCGGAGCCTTCTCGACCGGGACCACCGGGGCCTTCTCTGCCTTCGGCGCCTTCGCCGCCTTCTCGGCCTTCGCCGCCTTCTCGGCCTTCGGCCCCTTCACCGGCTTCGTTGGCTTCTCGGCCTTCGCTGGCTTCTCGGCCTTCGCTGGCTTCTCGGCCTTCGCTGGCTTCTCGGCCTTCGCTGGCTTCTCAGCCTTCGCCTTTCCGCTCTTGATGTCGACCACCTCGGCCTCGGGCGTGACGGCCGCGAACGGCACCCCACAACCGACGCAAGCCGGGGCGTCCTCGGTGCCGGCCATCCCGCACAGCTCGCACTCGAGTAGGTCGGTGTAGCGCTCCTCGTAGTAGGTGGTGATCACCTTCTCGAGGGCCGCCGCGTCGCCGGTAGACTCGAGCCCGAGCTTCACCGCTTCCGCGCGCAATAGCTCGGCGTTCATGGGGGTTTTCTTCTTTGCTGTCGTGTTCATCCGATTCTCCGTTTCAAAAATTCGCGTAGCTCCGCCGAGCCCGCGTAGGTGATTGAATGGCCGGTCGCCAACGCCTCCAAGACCCGGGCCTGAGTGGGACCCAGCGCCTCTCGGGCGGCCGACACCAAAAATGCCAACTCGGCGGCATCCTGCTGATGCCTGTCGGGCGCCTCCAACTCCGGCGGTACAGGACCGCCCTGCCACTTGGCCCGGCGCATGTAGGGCCGGACCGAATGCCAAAGCGCCTGGCCGACGCAGCCGTGGACGTAGCGGTGGATCTCCATCTTGGCCTCGACCCGAACGCCCGGGTGACGGGCCTCAATGTGACGCCGGAGAACGTCGGCCGACCGGGCCGACCGGACGCAGCCGGGACACCGGTACCGGTATCGGGCGACCGTCTCCCAAATTGTCGTGAAGACGATCTGCTCGTAGTCGGCGATCTCCAAACTCGGGTTGGCCCAGTCGCTCCTAAGGTGGATCCACCTCGCCATCTGTCGCACGTAGCTGCACCGGTGTGGCTGAAAGGCCCGGATGGAAAGACGACCCTCCTTCAGGGCCGTCAGGGTCTCGTGATTCAAATCGGTGTTCATCCCAACCTCCGCTTCACCGCCAACGCCTGCTCGACCGTCACCTCGCCGCCCCGGGCGACCCGAGCCTGCGAGCGCTCCAGCTGGAGGGCCCGCCGGGCCGCCTCAGCGCCGTCGACGTAGCCGCGCAGCCGCACCTGCTCGATCTCCTGGTTCGGCGGGGACTCGAGCTTCTGACCCGCGGCCCCGGAGCGCCAGCCCGCCATGTAGATTTCGATCGGATCATTCATTGCCTCGGCTCCTCGACCAGGATCAGGTTGTGACGCGCCCGTGTGATGGCGACGTACCAGAGATTTCGGCCCTCCTCATACGCCATCCCACGACCGAAGGTCCCCTCCAGCACGTAGACGTTGTCCCGCTCGAGACCCTTGGCCTTGTGGGTGGTGGTCAGCACCACCCGGTCCCGCGCGTCCTCGTCGGTGAAATACTGGCCGATCTGCGACCGCAGCTCCGCGACTGACCCGACGCCTTCGGCGAAGGCCAGCAACGCCTCAGCCTTGTCGACCGCCCGTTCGCCCAGGCTCGGCCGCTCCAGCTCGGCCGCCTTCCGGGTCTCCCGATCGCGGTACTCCTCGATCCGCCGCACGAGTGTCTTCATGTCGGGCGCGTCCAGCTGGTCGAGGAAGACCTCGAGTGTCCGCCCGAAGTCCCGGCCGGCGATGATGGCGGGGATCCGAGCCCGGATGGCGTCCTTCATCAGCGACACCAGAGGAGCGTTCGACCGGCTGATGATGAAGTCCCCCGGCCGGGCGGTCTTGAGCAGCTTCGCGATCGGCAACCGCGTCACCGAGCCGTCGGGCGCCCCCGGAGCCGCCTGGAAGTCGGGCACCTGCTGGCGCGCCAGCTCGACGACCGCCCGGCTGCACCGGTACGTCACCGGCAACTTCAACAGCTCACCGCCCAGCTCCTCGATCAACCGGGCGAACATCCCCTTCCCGGCACCGCGGAATTGATAGATGGCCTGGTGCCGATCGCCCACCACCACCACCCGGCCGCCCTGCCGGGCCATCGCCTTGGCGAGATAGAGCTGCGGTTCGTTTAGGTCCTGGGCCTCGTCGACCACCACGATTCCGTTCGACCGCGGGGTGAGCTTCAGCCTGTAGGGGAGCCACGCCATGTCGTCGAAGTCGATCTCACCGCCGAAGGTTTCGCAGTCCTCCAACACCTGACAGACCGCGCCCGTCAGCTCATCGACCGTGACGGTCAGATTGTCCATCTCCTTCTCGATCGCCAGCGCCCGGACCTCCCGGATGTCCTCGGGCCCCAGACCCTCCGACTTGGCGGCCGACACCAGCTTGACGATCGAGCCAACGTACCGAGGGCGCCGCTTGCCGTCCTTGTCGGTGGTGAACCACCCCCGGGCCGAGACCGCCTCCCGGGCGAACGTGTCGGTGCGATTCTCGACCACCGGAAACTCGCCGAACGCCCGGTGGAGCGCCCACTTACCCGCGCCCGACACCGTCTTGACGTTCACGTGCTGAGGAACCCGGTTCTTCAACTCAGCCGCGATCGACCGGTTGAACGCGATCGCCAACGGCCGGCTCCTCGGGCTCGTCCCTTTGAGACCTTCCACGATCGTCGTCGTCTTCCCAGTGCCGGCGTACGCCTCCACCACCAGGTTGCCTTGGCCGTTGTGTAGGCTCTCGAAAATTCGGGTTTGATATTCAGACCATCCCATCCTGACCTCCATCCGACCCCGACCGCATCTTCGCCCGGGGCGGGCTAATTGATTTCGGTTTTAGCGCCCTTTTCGGCGGTAGGAAAGCGCCGATTTCATCTATTCCGCAACCGACCGGGATCGCAGCGTTCATTTCCCGGCGTAGGGGCGCGCCCGAGCGGTCGGCAGGGGGGCCAGGTGGACGGCCGTCGCGCTCCGGACGGCGGCGAGAAGGACATCGGGCGGGACGGTGTCGGGCTGCTGGCCGGCCGGCAGCTCGGCCACCCGGACCTGATGGCGAAACCGCAGATCGGAGGCCCGGCCGGGTAGCTTCGAGCCGGCCGCGTCACCGTCAGGGATGAAGCAGATCTCCGGCCACGCCCCCAGAAGGGCCGACCGCTCGGGGCTCCAGGCCGATCCGCAGCTCGCCACCACGTTCGGCAATCCGGCCCGCCGGGCCGCGTGCGCGCCCCACACACCCTCGACGACGTGCACCACCCGGACGCCCGGGTCCAGCTCGTCGTAGCCCCACAGCGACAGCTCCTTCACGGCCCCCTGGTCTCGGCGCCCCGACAACGCCTTGGGGACCGTCGCCGGTCGATCGACAAACAAACGGGCGACGAAGTCGACCAGTCGATCCCGAACCACCACCGGCACAATCAACCGGCCGCCGTACGAGGGCGCGCCTTCCGGCACCGCGCCGATCCCGTAGCGCTCGACGTCGGCCAACACCAACCCGCGGCCCTCCAGATAGGTCAGCGCGGCGTCGACCGTTCGGTTCTTCGTCCGATCATGCGCCCAGAGCGCCAGCGTACCGACCGGCACCTGCAGCTCGGGGACCTCGACCACCGGCACCTCCTTCCGGCGGAACCGAACCTCGGCGCCGGACGGCACCACCTCGCCGACGAACTGGCGGATCCAGTCGAACGCGGCCCCGTAGGTCGGCAGCCCGAGGACCTTCTGGACCAACTGAACAGGACCGCCCCCGAAACCGCACCCGTAGCAGGTGTGCAGACCGGCGTCCCGGCCGGCCGTTCGGATCTGCCAGCTACCCGGACCCGGCCGGCGGACGTGCTCGGGGTTCGGGCAGTGGCCCCGGTACTCGTTGCCGGCCCGCCGGGCGTCGATCTTCAACTCGGCCAAGAGGGCCGGGACGTCGAGCTGACGCAACAGCCCCCGAGAACGCGCGTTCTCGCGGCGGACACTCAACCGAAATTCCGGTCCGAGCCGGAGTCTTCACGCTCCAGCATCGTCAGATCGATCGGCTGCTCGTCCGACAGGGTGAAGATGCCACCTTGGAAACGGAACCGAACGCACAGCGGCGCCGGGCCGTTCCGTTGCTTCAACACGTGGACGTCCAGGTAGTCCTCCGTCTTGGCCCGCTTGGCCGGGCTGGCACGAAGGATCGGCCGATCGAGTCCGAGCACCAGGTCGGCCTCCTCCTCGAACGCGCCCGAGCCCTTGATGGTCTCGAGCGTCGGCCGGCCCTCCGCACCGTCGCGCGAAAGGTGGTGGACCAGGCAGATGTGGACCGCGTACCGCTTGGCGATGCTGCGCAGCCGGACGGTCGCGTAGGTGAGCGGGTCGGGCCGGCGGTCCGGCAGCATCTTACCCACGACGTCGAGGAAGAAGACCGCCTTCCCGGCTCCGCTGGCGCGCTCGACCTCGGCCTCGAAGATGTCCATGTTGCGATCGTTGTAATCGAAGAACCGGTCCTTCGACCGCGGCAAGTCGACGAACGGGTTCTTCTGAAACTCAATGATCCGCTCGTCGCGGAACCGCTCGACGATGTCGATCACGTCGTCTCGCTCCTGACCCGACAACCGACCGGGCTCGCGCAGCAGCAGAGCGGCCGGGATGTTGGTCTGGATCGCGACGATCTTGTCCAGGTAGTCCTCGGGCTCCATCTCCCAAGCGCCGCACCAGGTCGGTCGCCCGGCCAGCAGGCGGTTCCGGAGGATGTTGGCCACCATTGTCGTCTTGCCGTGCGCCGGCCGGGCGACGATGATGCTCATCGCCCGGGGCCCCAGGCCGGCAATCAACGAGCTGTCGAGCACGCTGAAACCCGTCCCCTCCACCACACCACCGACCGCACTCCGGTAGCGGAGCGTCTGGTAGTAGCCCTCCACCAACGAATCACCGGACAGGTTCGACCGCGGCACCCCCTGGCCGGCTTGTTGGGCCGCGTGGGTCAGCAGGCTCGCGACCTTCTCGGGGGGCGCCTCCGGATCCTCACAGGCGGCCGCGATGGCGGGCAGCGTCTCGCCGAGCAGGCGGAACTTCACCGCGTCGGCCCGCACCCGGGCGACGTGGTAGTCGATGTTCCGTGTCGGCTCGTAGTCGGCCAGCACGGCCCGCAGGTAGGCGTAGCCGCCGAAGTCGTGCCCGCGTGCCAGATCGGCGATCGTGTCCTCGCTGAACGTCAGGCCGGCCTGCCCGAGCGCCATCGTGGCCCGGAAGAGGACCTGGTGCGGCGGATGGCCGAAGTCGTCAGCGTTCAGCTGGCGCCGAACCCGCGACCGCGCCTCGGGGCTCTTCAGAATTGTCGAGATCACGACTCGCTCGTTCGCGAGATCGAAGTCGACCACCCGATCGTTCGCCATCGACCGCTACCCCTTTCGGGCGAGCCGCTTGGCGTTTCGTCGGGCCCGACGGGCGGCCGCGTCGGCGAGGTTCTGACTGTCGCGGTCGGTCAGCATCTCCGAGATGCCCGGGGGCAACTCGGCACCGGGCGGTCGCTGGCGGATCAACTTTCGAATCAGCGCCTGCGCCTCCAACGTCACCGTCTGCTGGTCCTTCGGATCATTCATCGCTCGCCATCTTCCCTCGAGCGGCGATCAGGTGGGCGGCCCAACTGGGGGGCGGTCGTCCGGCCACCAGATCGAGGATCCGAAACCAACTGGGGGGCGTCCGGGCCTTCCGGGCCTCGAAGTCGGTCGCCCACCCGAGGAACCGCTCGAACAGGAAAGACCGCGTCCGGTTCCACTCGCCCGTCGCGGTGGCGAACCGCCGGAAGGTGTCGGCCGCCCGCTTGCGATCGACCGCTCGCTTCATCTCCGGATCGTCGACCGCGAACCGACCGCGGTAGAGGTACCGCCAGGCGGCGACCATCTCGTCCACCGTCAGCTCGTCGTTCCGCCCGTGTTCCTGTTTCCAAAGTGCGGTCCGGAGCGCCCGGTCCTCCGCCGTCAACCGAGAACGCGCGTTCTCGGGGGGCGGATCCGGCACCGCCGCCGGTGTGGCTTCGGGTTCGGTTCTGACCTTCCGTATCTTCCGAACGGGACGATCCCTTCTCTCCTCTCCTCTCTTATCCCCAGAATTCCCAGAATTCCCAGAAACGGGGACGTAATCGCAAGTACCCTCAACTACAGATACATTCGCGATTTCACCCGCGTCCCGTTCAACCGACCCTGGGGCCCCCAAGAACGACTTCAGCGTCTCGCTGACGGTGGGGTCAATTCCCTCGAGCATCTCGCGCGTCATCGTGATTTGGTTCTCCGGTAGGCAGGCCGAGTCTTTAAGAATCGGGTCGACGAACCAAGCTCCCCAGCGACCCAACAGGTAGACGTTCGATCGACCGCCCGATCGGACGACTATGATCCACCCAACGGTCTCCAGCTGGGTGATCCTCCGGGTGACGGTCGAGATCGACAACTGGAGGGCGTCGGCGATCTGTACCCGGTCGACAGCGACAAACTGCCACCCGGCCGCAAGTGCGACCCTTTCGACCTCCACCCGGGGGCGGCGGCGAACCGTCGCCCGCAGGTAGAGGTAGATCGCCAGACCGTCGGCCCCAACGTACCGGCCTCCGTTGAGGATTAACCGTTCTTCGATGTTCACTTTCCAGCTCATGACCCGAATCTTCCCCCGGGTCGGACGGACCCGGGGGTCACTCGCCGTAGACGCTGACCAACCGACGGCCGTAGTAGCCTTCAATCCGCCGCAGATGGCTCGGGAACAGGGCCTCGTCCCACAGGTAGTAGAGCCGGCCCTTAAGCTTCCCGGGGAACAGTCGGCGGAGGCGCCCGATCTGCTGCTCCAGCCGCTGCTTGTTGGCCGCGCTCGGGCTCGCGACGATGCCGACCGCCAGCCGGGGAACGTCGAAACCTTCGTAAACGCAACTGGTCCCGACCGCCACCCGGAGCGAGCCCTCGTACAGGCGGGCCCGTGTCTCCTCGAAGGCGGCCTTGTTGGTCGCGCCGCCGACCAACGTCCCGCAGGGGACTTGGTAGCGGGTGCTGACCACTCGGGCGATCTCGAACGCGTGCTCGACCCGCTCGGTGAAGATCAACACGCTCCGGCCCTCCGTCGCTTCGGCGGCGGCCAACCGGCCGGCCAGATCGTTGCGGGCGTCGTCGTGGACCAGCTCGGTCAGGACCTTCACGTAGTTGGCGCCGATCACCTTCGCCTGCTCGGCCGACGGGACGGCGTCGATCTGCTTTTGGATCTCGGGGCCGATTTTGTGGCCGGTCGGCACCACCGAGATCTCTACGCTGGCGATCCGGCCATCGCGGATCAGCTGCTCGCGCCCGACCTCCGCCAGGACGGGCCCGAAGATGTCGCGCGTGATGTCCTCCAGACCGTCCTTCCGCCGCTCGTCGGCCGAGACGCCGATCCGAAACCGGGCCGGGAACTCGCCGACGATCTCGCGGAAGGTCTTGGCCGCCCACCGGTGAACCTCATCGCAGGCGACGAACCCAAAGAGGCCCCGTAGGTTGGTGATCCGGGGCGCGATCGACTGGTGCATCGCGACCGTGATGTCGCCCAGCCGGAACTTTCCGCCGCCGATCTGGCCGATCCGATCGATCGGCCAGCCCCACCGCTGGTGGATCCGCTCCACCCACTGGTCGAGGAGCGCCTTGCTCCACACCACCACGAGGGCCGGCTGAGCGGCCCGCCGGATGGCCTCCAGGACGACCTCGGTCTTGCCGCTATTGTGGACCACGATCCCATTGGCAAGGAAGTTTCGCGGCTCACCGTCCATCTCGAGATCGTAGGTTTTCTCGAAGCCGACACGTCGGATCTCAACGATCGGATCCTCACCCACCCGCTCGGTGACGTGCTTCCAACCGCCCTCTTTTCCGTGCTGGCGATGATGGTCACCGGCCTTCATAATCAGCAGGTTTTCAGGGCTATTGTTGAGCGGATCCTCGTCTTGATGATGGACGTGGAACTCCTTCGGATCCAAGAACACCAGACCTTCAACCCCCCCGAGTCGAATCCGAGAAACGAACTCCGAAAACTCAAGTCCGTTTAGGCCCGCTTCCGCGACGATCCGGTGAAGCGGCACCGAGTGACCCGACCGGACATTCCGCCGGCCCGAATACGGGTGGCGGTGGAGGTTACAAACCACTCGGTAGTGACGCTTCGCCCCGGTTTTAGCCTTCGGGCGCCCGATGTTGACTAGAAGGCAATCACCCATCGACAGCTCACCCAGCCGCCTCCAACCCGCCGGTGTTTTGAAGCGGTGGTCTAGAGTCGCCTTTAGAGATCGACCCCCGGCGGTCTTTACCTCGTAAACCTCTCGAACTCCACTCACCACCGCGCCTTTGAGCTGGTGCAGTCGCACGAACCCTCCGACTTCAGACCTCACCATCGTGGGAGTCTCGGGATCCCAAGTCGCACCTGCACGGCCCTGGATCCGACCACCGTTGAAGCGATGGACCAGTTGGTCGATTCTGAGCTTGAACCCCTTCCCACCTCGGTGAACACCAATAACGGTGTCGCCCGCCAGGCAACCGGTCGCCGCTCGGACGAGCCCGTTCTCGCGCTCGAGGATCTGCTCGACGATCTCCTCCTGGTCTTCCCGGAGCCGGATTGGGCTCGCCATCGGCCGGATGTCAAAATCGCAGTCGTCGAGCGTCAGCCGATCGTCCTGAAAGTCCAGATCGATCCCCAGCTCGGCCGCCGCTCGGTCGAGTCGGGCCGCCGCCCCGCGGGGGAAGTGGAGAGCCGAGATGCCGTCGAAGCCGTTCTTGATGACCCGGTGGGTCTCGATCGTCCGAGGAGTGTTGCCCACCCACCGGCCCATCTTCTGGAGCTTGTAGAACTGGGGGTTGGAGTAGCTGAAGGCCGACAGGAGCCGCTTCGCCTCGGCCGGCGTGACCCGTTGGGCGTCTAGCTCTAACTCACTTCGGATTTTGATCGGGACGATTCGCATCGACGACATCTTCCCGGACGCGCCGTCGTCGCCGACCGACCAACCGTTCGACCGCCCGAGGCCGGCCCGCTTTGCGGGGTCGGGGCTTCCAGCTGGCCAGCAGCTCGTGCGCCCGGGCGACCGTGACGCCCAGCTTGGGCGCGTACTCGGGACCGGCCAACGGGCCCATCCAGAAGACGACCTGCTCGGCCAGGTAGTAGACCCAGGCGCCCTCGCGCCGTGGCGTCAGGTCGCCCTTCTCGGCCGCTCGCCTGATCGTGGACGGCTTCAACCCGGTCGCGAGCTGGATAGCTCGTAGGTTCAAAAAGCCCTCGGCCGCCATCCGGGCATCTAGCTCGCTGTTTTGGATCGCCATGCAGCCTTTATAATCCCTCGGGCGGACCAAGGTAAAACCGAAATTTGGAATCTTCACCGTCCTCGGGGGAAGATGGGGGCCGTGAAGCCCTTCTTTCGATGGCTCGGATCCAAAGCCGGCCTGACGGACCACATCATCGCGTTGATGCCGGAGAAGATCGACACCTACTACGAGCCCTTCTTCGGGAGCGGCGCCGTCTTCTTGGCGCTGGCCGAGACGGGTCGGATCGAGCAGGCCGTCTTGGGCGACGGCAATCCGGACGTCGCCCAGACGATCGAGGCGGTCCGAGACGACCCGCACGGGGTCATCAGCGCGCTGGCGGACATCAATCGGGAGCTGAACCGGATCCGGCTTAACGCCCCCCGGGCCGCCGCCTTCTACGCGCTGGCCCGCACGCGCATCCGCGAGAAGGCCGACCCGCCCCGGCTGGCCGCCCTATTCCTGTTCCTAAACCAGACGGCATTCAACGGACTCTGGCGGGTCAACCGCGCGGGCGACATGAACGCTCCGCCGGATGGCGCCCGACTGGCCGCCTGGCACCCCGACCCCGAGCCGATCAAGGAGGCGAGCCGGCTCTTCAAGAAATGCCGGGCGTCGGTCCACTACGGGGACTTCAGCCAGACGATCGGACCCGCCATCCGATCGCCCAGCCGGCGATCGGCCCTCTACCTCGACCCCCCCTACCTGTCGGAGACGTCGAGCGGGTTCGTCAGCTACACGTCCGAGCCGTTCCGGGCTGGTGACTTCATCGACATGATGGTGTTGGTCGAACAGGCGGTCCGAAACGGCAGCCGGGTCGTGCTGTCGACCAGCAGCCACATTCAGGCCCTGTCGACCCTCTGGGCCATGGTGGCGGAGGAGCAGCTCCCCGGCGCCTATATCCAGACCATCCAGGCCCACCGGCGGGTGGCGGCCGGCAGCGAGCACCGCGGGTACCGGGGCGAGATCCTGTTCGCCGCCGGGCCCCGAGATGGTACGTGGCGCGCATGAAGGACTTCCTGAAGCGAGGGTTGGAGCGACTAGCCCGACTGGGTCGGCCCGATCCCAACGAAAGTCGAACCGACGCGGAAGGCCAGCTGAAGGCCATCTTCGACGAGATGGCGAGTCAGCTACGCGAGGACCAGACGCGCCCCCGTCGCGGCATCTTGTGGATCGCCACCCCCCGGCCCGACCCGGACATCTTCGTGGCGGCGGCGATGGAGGTGCTCGACCAGGCCCGGGCGGAGGCGGCCCACCAGGCGGCGACGGCCGCCTACCAGTACGCCGAGCTAGAGTGCGGTTGCCGGTGCAGGGCCCATAACAAGATGGCGTGCCCGAAATGCGTCCGCTACGAGGCCTGTCCGCTCCATTCCGATGTCGACCCGTCGACCCTGAAGGCCGATCTGCTGGCCGATCCGGTTTGGGTCGCCCAATCGATCAACCGTGAACTGGCCGAGATCCTCCCCGGGGTGGTCGAGTGGGACGACGACGCGCTGGACCCCTACTACCGAGAAGCCCTGGTCGAGGCCGTCGCCCGAGTGGTGTCGGCGAGGATGATATGAAGCAGATCCGCCGAGTCCGAAGGGTTGCGCCCGAGAACGCGCGTTCTCGGGGGTTCGTCGGGATCGATCCCTCGATGGCGGGATTCGCGGTCGCGCTCGCGCTCGAAAGTGGCCCAGTCTCGATCGAGCTACTGAAAACCAGCGCACCACCCGAGGGCGCGTTCGTCCGCCCGCGGTTCGCCCGTTGGGACGCCATCGCCCGGTTCGTCGTCGAGCAAGTCCGGACGCTCGGCACCCCTTCGCCGTTGATCGCCATCGAGCAGTACGCCTTCTCGAAGGGCGGCCCCTCGCTGGGTGAACTGGGGGGCGTCTATCGGTCGGCCCTGCTGGCCCACTTCCCCGACGCCGAGTTCGTCGAGGTGGCGCCCACCACGCTGAAGAAGTTTCTCTCCGGCCAGGGCAACGCCTCCAAGGCCCGAATGGTGGCGGCCGTCGCCCGACTGCACCCCGATCTCGACATCGACAACGACGACGTCGTCGACGCCTTCGGCCTGTTGGAGATCGGCCGGGCGCTGGCCGGCGTCACGAGCCCGTACGTGCCCCACACGGAGGCGCGCCTGAGCGTGGCCGCGCGTGTGAAGCGTCCTCCCCGATGAGACCCGATCGGCTGATCGACGAACCGGCCGACTGGGACGAGCGGACGCTCTTCCGGATCCGTCGGGGGGTCCTCTACCGAGACGTCCCGTTGGCGGCCAGCCGGGCCCTCCTGAAGGCCGCTCGGCCGATCGGTCTGCTGTGCGGGATGGGGCCGATGGTGTTCTGGCAGCGGTCTGACGGCCCGTGGATCAGCTGGGACCCGAGCGTCCGCGATGAGAACGGCCCCGAGCCCGACAGCCAGGTGGCCGATCGCGAGTGGCCGTTCTGCTGGGGCGACGAGGTCCGGTTCCTCGGCGTCTGGGAGGAGCAGCCGCTCTACTGCCGCTGGCGGTTGGTCGAATCGACGCCCGACAGCCAAGACTCGACGATCGATCTGGCGGCCGGGAGCCCGTTCGATCCGGGGGAAGCCCAACGGCTGGTCCGATGGACGTTGGCCGACTTCGGCCAGCTGACCGAAGGGAAGGCGAAGCTCTTCGGATCCCGGACCCTCCAGGCCCGGCACTTCGCCGAGGGCGCCAAACCGACCCCCCGTCTGCACTTCCTCCGCCAGCTCAGGGGAAGATAGTCCCCACACGAACCCGACGACCGCCGATCTGGTCCCCCCAGGTGGTGTCCGAAGGTTCTTTTCGATCCGGGTGGCTGGCCGGTGCCCCATACTGGCCGGCCGCCCGGGTCGCTCCTAAGGACAAACACGCCATGGCTTTCCCGAAACTCGATCTCGAAAACCTCTTCACCTACCACGCCCCGAAGGCCGACCAGCCGGCCCTCTACGAGGCCATCCGCAACGCCGCGAAGGAGTTCGCCAAGGTGGTGGTGGCCAACACGCCCGACGGACCCGACCAGACGATCGCGATCCGCCACATTCAGGACGCCGTCATGCGGGCGAACCTGTCGATCGCCACGACCGGCTTCACCAGGATCCGTCGGGCCGTGAAAGAAGGCGCCGAATGAGGGGGGAGGTTCAGATCCCCGGCGAGGTTCTCGAAGTCCTGGCCGGTATGAAGGTCGACGGCACGACGGTTCGGATCGGCCAGCAGCTGGACCGGAAGCTTTACTCCAAGGTCAACACCGTCTTGGAGGCGTTGGGGGGCAAGTGGTCGCGCAAGGTAGCGGGTCACGTCTTCCACGAGCAGGACGTCGCCGAGCGGCTCGAAGGGGTGATCAACACCGGGGCCTTCGTCGACCTGAAGAAGCACTTCAACTTCTTCGAGACGCCCGAACCGTTCGCGGCTGTTCTGGTCGAGAAGCTGAACCTGAAGCCTGGCGATCGACTACTCGAACCCTCGGCCGGCCGGGGGGCGCTCATCCGAAACGCTTTGTACGCCCAACCCGACCTCCAGATCTTCTACTGCGAGGCCGACCCTTCAAATCAAGCCCATCTGAAGACGGTCTTCCCCAGGGCGGTCTTCTTGGGCGCCGACTTCTTGGACCGCGGTCTCGACTTCCGCGCCTACGTGTTCGACGCCATCTTGATGAACCCTCCGTTCTCGGGCCAGCAGGACATCGACCATGTCGAACGGGCGATGTGGCTGATGAATTGCATGAAGAGCGCTCCCATTCCGTTGGTGAGCGTCATGTCGGCCGGCACTCAATTTCGAAGCAACGCGAAGGCGGTGAACTTTCGTGAGACCGTCCGGGCGATCGGCGGTCGATTCTCCGAGAACCCCGAGGGCACCTTTGCCGCCAGCGGGACCAACGTCCGGACGGTGACGTTGGAGGTGGAACGATGAATCCTTCAGTCGTGATGATCGACGTCGTCAGCTCGAACCTGGCCCGGATCGGCTATGCGCCGGAGGCCCGGAACCTCTACGTCGAATTCAAAAACGGCAAGCGGTGGCTCTACCGGAACGTCCCGCCGGATCTCTACCAAGAATTGTCGACGTCGACGTCGCCCGGGGGCGTCTTCGCTCGGAAGATCCGAGACCACTTCGACGCCAACCCGATCGAGACCGACGGCGAACCGGGTCGGCTGAAGATGAAGATCGGCCCCACCAAGACGACTCTTGATCCGATGCCGCCCGACCTAGATGGCGCGCTCCAGCTGATGAGCCAGAAGCTCGAAGCGTTCGACGGTGCAATCGACGCCATGAACGAGCGGCTCGACGGCGAAGACCCGTCAGAGCCCCTTTAGCGCCGCCGCCCCGCCGATCACCGCCGCCGCTCCCATCACCAACCACAGCACCGGAGACTCGTACCAGGGCCGGCTGGCCGCCTGGAGACGCTCCTCCGCCAGTAGCTCTTGCGTCTTGACGACGTTCCGGTAACCCAACTCGAGCCCGGTTACCGCGTCCTTCCAACCGGCGAAGCACAGGTCAGCCGCCGCCTGGTTGGCGTTCGCCACCCGGTTGGCCGCCTGCTCGGCCCGGCGAACGCTCTCGGTTTCCTGCTTCGACAGCTCCAGCTCGCGCTCGAGTAGCCGATAGACCTTAGAGTCTTGGGGGCGGCGAAGCTCCCGGTAGACGGCGGACGGCACGAAGAACCCGTCCACACCGGCGCACCGGACAGCCGAGACGTCGGCCGGCCCGGTGTTCCAAGTCCCTCCGGCTTGAACCCGGCAATCTATTGAGGGCCCGGGCTCAACCTGCCCGGCGAGCACGCCGATTGTCAGCCACAGCCAAGGAAACGTCAGCATCGGGGACAAGATCGCCCGATTCGCTGAGGAGCCGCAAGCGCTCCTTCTCCACGTCGGCCTGCTGGATCTTCAGCGTGTCGGCTCGATTCAGGTGTTGGACTCGCTGCTTGTCGTCCTCAGACGCACCCGCCTTCTTTTGCTGGGCTGCGATCATGGTGTTGAGCAACTGCCCCTTGGCGTTGTGGGCCGCCACCAACCGCATCAGGCCGCTGGTGGTCTTCTTCCCGTAGAGGAACATCAACAGCGCCGACCCGACTGCGATCGCCGAAAGAACCAGCCACTTGGTCCACTTCCAAGTTGCCGAATTCCTGATTTTTTCAAGCATCACGTTCCTCCTCTGAACCGGAGTCGATGATCGTCGGCTCCGTATCGGCCTCCACCCGGACTCGGGTGGGAAGTTGAGCACCTCGGTCGTCGCCGAGGATCGTTTGTCCGATCACTTTGTGGATCCGCTGGGACAGGTAGCCGCAGAAGACCCCGATGGAGATCTTAACCACGAACGGGTCGTGGTCGAACTGAGGGATCGTCCCACTAAGAACCGCCAACGTGCCGATGAATTCCGGAAGCACTGGCAACACCCGGCGGTACAGGGCCGCCACGGTCCGAACCCACCTTCGCCGGTCGGTCCGCAACGTCCGCTCCTCCAGCTGACCGAACGCTCGCAGGAGCCCGAAGATCAGGAAGGTCGTCATCCAGACGTAGCGGTCTTTCAACAGGTCTTCGATCCAACCGCTCATCGGACCTCCAAAACGCGAGCCCGGTAGTCAGACCAGGGAAATAGAGGGCCCGGGTCCCACTTCCGGCCAGGGTCGACTTCATCATGACCCACCAACCGGCGCTCGACGTCAGCGTGGACGTCCGGGAAAACAGCAAACAGGCGACGGGTCAGGTCCACCAAGGCGACCAGCTGGGCCTCGGGATAGGGCTCCCAGTGCCTGGATGGCCCAGGACGGGCCGTGACGGGATGGAGCGGCGGACGGGTGGTCGTGTGGACGAGACCGCTGTAGGGCGTGCCGAGGGCCGTCAGGTAGGTGCCGTCCGCCCGCTCGACCAGGTAGCCGACGTTCATCAGCTCGATCCCGATCGTCCGACCGTTCACGTTGGGGCGCCCGTACAGCCGGCTCGTCGGCCCCCCGGCGTGAATCGCCCTCTCGTCCGTCGGGACCAGCTGGTAGGTGGTGCCGTCGCGGTCGATGACGAAGTGGGCGCTGACGTAGACCTCGTCCCGGCTGGTCAGCCAGTTGAGGACTGGCTGGATTCTGGTCGCTGCCGTGTAGTGGATGACGAAGGCTTCGATCGGGAGGATGCGGTCGGGCCGGTTGCCGGGGTGGTACCGGTCCGGCGTCAGCTTGCGAAACTCAGGCTCGACCAACCAACCGTCCACATGCGGGACAGTAGAGGACCGGGCCCCCCGACATCAACCCTGAGCGATGACGTCGAATGATCCGCTGAAGGCAGCGGCGGTTCGGACCACCACTTCACCGCCGACCTTGAACGCCCCCCAGTTGGGGAGCGCCTCCATGCCGAACGTGACCGTCAGGTTGGCCGAACCGACGACCGCCAGATCGGCGCCACCGTCGAGACCGAGGATCGAAAGTTCGTCGGCGTCCACCAGGGCGGCGTCGAGCCGGTTGGTCGGCGAGCCGGCGTCGATCCGGGCAATCAGCTGGTCGCGGATCGTGGTCGCGGTCGCGCCGATGCCGGAAGTGATCCGGAAGGTCTGGTTCAACGCCGTGATGAAGTAGTCGGTCGAGTCCGCCACGACCGCCACCAAGACGTTCCAAAATTGACGCCGAAGGATCGCGACCTGGACCTGGTAGTCGTCCTGGTCGGGGTTCCAACTTCCCAGCTGGTTGAGCGCCAACCGGCCCTCCTGCGCAGCCGCGAAATCGATCTTGCCTCGGAGGGTCTTGCCGGTGAGTGCGGACTTCGTCATGGCCCGTTTCTACCGGTCCGCACCCCTAGACCGCAAGTGCTCTAGACCGACAGCTGCTCGACCCACCCGGTCTGCCAAACGTCGATATTGAAGGTCGCGTTGGTCAGGTTGGTTTGGCCGACCCGAGCCTCGCAGTCACCCGGTAGGCCGGACGGCTGGGTGGTCGGGATGTCGATCGCGATCGTCTGCCAGCTCTCCTCACTGACGCCGCCAGCGATGAAACGGTCCCGCCACCGGGCCGTGTAGCCGGGCGTCGCGTTGTCCTGGAAGACCTCAATGTCGCCCTCCGCCGCCCCGGCCGCCCCGCTGAACATCGCCGGGTTGATGATCACGCTGGCGATCCGGCTCGTGAGCGGGAGGTTGAAGGGCAGCTGCAGCCGAGTCGGCAACGTCGGAACCGCCGCCGCCGAGACGGAGTTGAGGGCGTTCAACAGGATGGTTCGACCCCCCACCCGGCGGAAAGCTCGGATGTCGCCAGCGGCGTCGTTGTAGAAGCATCCGACGTAGATGTACTCGAACGAGAAGAAGCCGGTTTCGGGCGCCGGGAAGTTGCCGATCGCCGACGGCGCCACGCTGCTGAGTCGCAGCACGTAGTGACGGACCGTCCCTCGCGTCCGCGTCGACGGCGAAACCGCCGGTCGCAGGTACAGGTAGTAGAACGTGCTGGGGGTCTCGACCTCACCGGAGACCAGGTTG